TAGTACACGGTGTAGTTTTGCTTTGCCATGCTTGCTGCTATTTGCAGGGACAGGGCTGTCTTGCCCGCAGACGGTCTGCCGCCGATCACAACGAAGTTGCCCGGCACAAGATGCAAGTTGTTATCCAGCACTTTAAGCCCTGTTCTGATATACTCTGGCTTATCATCCAGCTTGCGGATGTAGTTGTCTATGCCATCGCACATCGGGATGAAATCGCTTCTCTCGTTGTGCAGGTTAATAGCTTCGCCTAGTTGCTCATAGATGCCTGTCAGGTCTGCGTATCTGGTCGAGCCATCAACGATTTTGAACGCAATCTCTCTGGCTCTGGACAACGCCGCTTGTTCCTTGACGATTCTAGCCCATCCAAGCATCATGTCATGGGTGACGTTGCGGATGAACTCTGCGCCAAAGGCATCCAGACATTCACCCATTGCTTTCTTGCAGTTATCGTATCGCCCCATGACTTCTACCGGGTTCCACTTGTCGTTGTGTTCCCAATAGCCACGAATGGCAGCGAATGTATCACGCAATTCAGGGCAGAAATCGTCGATTTTAAGGTCTTGCAGCACATCGGCGTATTCCGAGAACGTAAGGACTGCCCCCAGCAGAATGTATTGGGTCTGATTTTCAATATTCACCGCAGAAAGTCTCCCTCGTCAGGCAATTCAGCCATTGTCTGCTGATAGCCACCGTTCCAGACCTTCACGTTACGCATCCAGTTTCGTGCAGCAGCTTTCCAATCCTTCATAGGCGATTTGCCGACCTTCCATCCATTTGCCGTGAAGTGATCAACAAACCGCTCTGCTTCCGATTCCATGTAGCCCTTCTCGGAAAAATATTCTCTGGCTTGCTCGACAGTCGGCGCTTTGAAGCGTTTTACTTCGTTGGCATTTTTCTTTTCACATTTTTCTTTTTTATCAGATTCAGATACAGAATCAGATACAGATAAGGCATCGTTTGCATTCATTTGCATATTTTGCATACCAGCGTATGCGTTTGCATCATTAGTATGCGTTTGTATGCATTTGCATTTTTCATCGTTCCAACGCTTATTGCGCTCCGTCTGTTTTTCTCAATTCGCTCCTGTCTTTTCTGTGCATTCATATCATCGAACGCCTTAACAACTTTCCAGAGCATCCGCATAGCACGGTCGTTGTCGTATGCTGGCTCAATCCCGGTCTCAACGTACTTTGCGTAGTTGCGGACGAATGCTCCAAGTTCCTCATTCGTAAGCTCGTCCATCGCATGAACGTGTTCCAACAAAAGAATCATTGATGTTCTCGGCTTGTGTTCCTGCTCCATATTCAGTCCTCTTTGTAGCGTTTGTTCCATGCTTCGATAAGGTCTTTTTTAATCTTTTCTTTATCAGCTTCGGAACAATCAGAGTTGTATAGCTTGCTTTCCATGAATACTCGGCACTTGCATCCATTCTTGCCGTTTCCTCTTGTTATAAGCATCCAGCTTGTCAAATAGCCGCTTGCTTCGTCAATAGCAACTTCTCCACCGCAGAACGGACATCTCTTGAGTTCTTCCATCTTTAATCCTCCTCAAAACGGGCACTCAGCGTCAGATTCACGAAGCCATCCTTCGCCCGGAATATTGACTATCTCATAATACTGCCGTGCAACGTAGATTGTTTTCTGCCCATCTTCAGCAATCAGACCGACAATCAGATAGTTACCAGCTGCCATAAAGAACCAAGGGTTGCTCTTGTAAGTCTCGCCCTTCATCCAGTTCTTCATCCTGTTCACGGCTTTTTCAATATCCTTGTCGGGGCAGTCCGGGTTGTCGTACGCAAAGAAATCCTCAGGAAATTTAAGTTTTTTCATTTTCTAAATCCCTCTCTCGTTCTCATAATTCGTTTGCAACCTTCATGTAGCTTTGCGCTTTTACGGTATACAGGTCGATTGTGCTTCTGCTTGATGTAACCGCACTGCGTTTCGGACTGCCTGATAGCATTTGCAAGCTGTTCAAGTGATGCAGCACATCGGTTCATCGTTTCTGTTAGCGCTTCAAATCCATCCATATTTAATCCTCCTTACGCATACCATTTCGGTGCTTCGTTAAAGATTTCCACGCCTTTTGCAAAGCCCAGCTTTTCTAAGGTTTCACACATGATGCCATCCATCATGCTGTGAACGATTTCTTCATCATCACCGTACTTTTTGTATGCTTCCTGCATTTCTGCCGTGAATGCGTCAACCATATCTTGCGTAACAACGGCATTCTTTTCCATAAGCCCTCCTATACCATCGGAAACGCCATCCAATGCGTCACAGTCACATCTTTCGGCAGTCTTTCGCCTATCTCGTCCCAGAACTTACCGTCTGCGTAACAGCCAAGAAAGTACGCTGTCGGCTAGATTCCTTGCAACATTTTTCCATCTTTATCACGCCACGTTGTCTTAGTCGCAAGCAACAAAGGCCGCGTCCGCTCTCGTGGCGGTTCGCTGGCTGGATGCCAAAGAGTATTGCTCATAATCTGTTCTCCATCAAAGAACCACAGTTCGGGCAGTAGTTGTAGCGGTCTCGGTTGTTTCTCGCATGGCAATTACTGCACATGAACCTCGTCTTATCTTCGTCTCGCGCAATCCATTAAGCGGTACGTTCTAAGGCTGTTGGGGCATCTTCCACAACGTCAATGGCATCGCCAATACCGCAAGCACGGCATCTAACTCCATTGTAGTTCTCGCATCCATCGCAATATGCTTTCTTGATTCTTTCAATAAGTGCGTTTCGTTCAAGGTATTCTGGATAATTAGCCATTGCCTTTCACCTCGATTGTTGGCGCAGTGTCGATGTAGTCAAGCACATCATCCAAGGCATAGCCCATAAAAGCGCTGGATGCCGATGTCTCTTTGTCGAACTCTTGAATTCTTTCCTCGATGCGCTTGCGTAGTGCATTAGCATCAATCGGTCGTCTGGCTTCCATCGCCATTTCTCCTCTCAATCTCATTGCAAACCGCCTTGTAAAACGCATCCCACGTCTCGCAATCACAGGAATAGCCAAAGTCGAATCCTGTCCGCTCGCGCTCTGCAATGTCACGTTCAAAGCAATCAAGCGTCTTGTCGGTCAGTTCCGGCAGGAGCGGTGTGATGTATCCGCAAACAAGGCTAGGCATATATGACCGTCTGCCCAAGCAGTAGCGGACAGCGCAGTTACAGACCGCTCCAAAGTCATCATTGGTTGGGTCTACCATGCCTTTTGGCATATCCGACTTCAAATCGTTCACGCTGCATTGAAGGGCTTCTGCGAATTTTGCCAGCCGCGTTTCTTTCTTTACGCCACGCTTTTGCTTTTCAACGGCACTGACATACGCATTGGTTGTTCCAATCATCCTTGCAACATCTTTCTGCCTGATGCCAAGTTCAAGTCTGCGCTTCCTGATTTTCTCCCCTACTGTCATCTTTCTTCTCCCATTCCTTGCATCCACGTTCATCCCACACGAAGTCTGCAACGTGTTCTGACTGGTCGTTCACACATACGCCCTCCGGCTCCGCGTACCATTTGCAAGAGCCACAGGACGGCTCAGATTTGTTCTTGCAGGATTTTGCCGTGCTTCGGATAGCCTTGCCAGCAGAGAACTGCTTGATGCCCATGCAAGAGCAATGCTCGGTGGTGCAGTATATGTCCATTATCTCTGCCCTCTCTTTCCTCTGTTGAACCGCCCGATCACTCGCTTATACTCCGCATAGCACTCCGGGCAAAGGTCGCCAGTGTCCCTGCGCCACGCCCAGTCCTTGAAGTATTCGTCAGGGTTCATCATCCTGCCGCTCAGAACCGCTCCGCAGCGGTCGCATACTCGCTTGTGGTAGATTCCTCTGTCAGTCTGCATTAGATTCGCCTGCTTTCTTTTTAGATGCGCGTTTTTTATTTGGGCTTTCAATCTGCTGTGGTTCAATTTGCTGTGGGATAGAATCAATCAGATTCTTGAACTTCTGCATAGTTTGATATTCAATCAAGCCAAGCATAAACTGCGCTAGTTCTAATGGCGTTCCAACCTGTTCCGAACGACCGTCAGGATATGTAATGATTTTCATTGCTCGTTCTCCTCAACATCCTTGAACAGGATTTCTTTGTAAGCTTTCCAGTCTTTGATTTTGCACGGAATGTCGGTGCCGGGAACTGTTTTTTTCAGCCCATCCATCTGCCAGACGTTCCATGAAATGATAGCAGCCATGTTGCGAACCTTCCCAGCGTCAGGCTCTATGCCAAACAGCCACTTAAAGTTCTCTCGCCATGTCAGGAGCATATTTGCTCTTGCAAGCAACAGGCTGTCACCCTGCCACTCATAGCCGTATGTTGATGCGTAGGCGCTAATTGCCCAGCACATCCACATATCGTAGTCAGAGAACTGCTCTGCTAGAACATTCAGCTTCCTATCCAGCAGACCGATTCTGTCCGGCACGGCAATCATCTGCCCTGTTGTGGTATCGTATCGGCTTGTAATGAACGGCGCTTCGCCACAGGTGACTTCAAGACAAGTCTTGTTGATGTACTCCTTCCAGTCCTCGCCCTTCAGGTCGTTTTCTGCAACGTCTGTCATCTTTTTGCAAACCCAAGTCGGCGTGAACACCTCTGCTTTCTTGCTGGTGCGTTTCTTCTGGTCTGCAAGCCGTTTCTGCACACGAGGAACAAGCTGAACTTTGTCCAGTTGTTCCAGTGTGATTTCATCTGCAAAGCCCACGCCTAGTTCAGGCGGTGGGTCTGTCGCCCAGATGATGTTCTTGCCTGTCGTGTGGTCTTGCAAGAGGACAGGTAGGAACGTGCGTAGGCATGGGTCGGAGAAGTCAATCAAAGTTCCCATTGGTCAGCCCTCACCATAATTGTGTTCTTCTCTTTCAGCCAGTCCTTGACGCAATGAAAGCAATGCTCACGGTTCTGGCAACGCTCCGGGTCACGATGTTTGATAAGCTCGCAGATGCCAGGCGTAAAGTTTTCTGTAATATCTTCGTCCGTCATGGAGCGGATAAAATCTCCATTAGTCATGTTTTTCCCTCTTTATGTTCCTCGTTAATCAGCTTTTGTTACGACTGTATCTGCTCCATTGACGGTAACCCATCCATGCTTCAGTCTGGCTTCAGCTTCTTTCATCTGAATCAGTTCGGGAGTGATAGATTCCGACACGATACGATTCGATTCTGCTTCTGCCTGTGCTTCGATCACTTTCACATCAGCTTCCGTCTGAGCCTTCACCTTATCCGTCTCAGCCTGTGCAAGAGCAGTCTGCTTGTTCAGCTCAGCGATTTCAGCATCCTGCTTTGCTTGTTCTTTCGCTCTAATCTTTTCGGTCAGGGTTTCATCCAGCTCTACGTCAATCACGAGGGCACTTGAAACGTTGATTCCGTATTCATTAGTAAGCTTTTCATTCAAATAATTTGTGATTGCGTTGTTTACTTCCGTTTTCTTTTCAGAATAAATATCCATTACAGAAAACTGGGGCGTTACTTCCTTGACGTAGGCGATAATGCTGTTCTGGATACGGCTTTCCACAAGCGTTTCACCATCCATTCCGTTAAAACGGCTGTAGAGTTCAACAACACGGTCTGGAATGAAGTTATAATTTACGGTAAGATTTACTCCAACCATTCCACCGCTTGCAGGAGCATCAATATGCCAGTCTGCGTGTTCTTTTGTGTTATAATCTGCCGGGTCATCCGAAAAAATAAGTTGCTGCTGACTGATAGGGAACTTGCTAACGTGCTTCATGGGAGAAAGAAAGTGCCAGCCCTGCGACAATGTGTTCTGCTCAACGCCTCGTGCCGAATAAACAACTCCAACATAACCAACGGGCACTCTCTCCAAACACAGCAAAAGAACTACTGCAACAAAAAACGCTGCTACCACAGAAGAAATAATAGTTGCTACCTTTTTCATGTTTTACTCCTTATCGTTAAAATTGTTGATAATCAAAAAAGCGACCGCCCAAGATAACAAAAAGAAAGTAATGAGCTCTTTCACTCCTCCCCCACCTCTCTGTAATCCACGTCAATCCCTTTCGGCAAAGCCGTCTGATACTTTTGAGCCAACTGCTCTGCGCTCTGAGCATCGCCCAACGGCTGTTCAGGCGGTGCAACGGTGACTTCCACGTTGTCACGCATACCAAAATAGTTCTTGGCTCGGAAAATCCACTCTGCCGGGTTCTCCTGACCGTACATACCGTTGTACGCCCACATGGACTGCATTTGCAAAATCAGCTTGAGGATGTACTTCTGCTGCAAGCTGTCATCACGACGTTTGCCCGCCATAATCTGCTTCAGGCTCACCCATTCGATGCCCAGCACCAGTGCAATCCATTCCACCACAGGGGAGATTCTGGCTTCGATGCAAGCGTCAAAGAAGAAGTCAAGGCGTTGCTGCACTTCAATCGGGTTGTTCATGTCCACGCTCGGAAGGTCTCCAAAATACTTGGCTGCAATCATGCCGATGACCTTCTTGTCCTCTTCGTCACCGATTCTTGACTGCAAATCGCCTGTGTTCAGCATCTTAGCCCTCGTGATTGCTAACTCCTGTTGTTCTTTCACCTTTTTACTTACCTGTGAGCGGATAGATTTCCGCTTGTTAAGCATCTGTTGTTTCTTCTTCTCACGCTCTTTCTCACGCTTCGCAGCGGCCTCTTCTTTCGCCTTTTGCGCCCGTTTCTCACGCTTTTTCTTTTCGGCTTCGGTCAGCGGCGGTCTGCCACGACCACGCTTCGGGGGTGTTGCCATGTATCAGACCTCCTTTGGCAGTTCAGGGAGGGGCATCCAGTGCGTAATTTTGAATGCACTAGCGTAAGGTTCCATAGTCGGATAGCACCAGTTTCCACCATCAAAGTTCATTACTCGCATAACGCCCATAGAATTTATTGTCAGCACATCTTTAGATTCGCCGTATTCAGCATTGGGAAGTTTATTTTTTACGCTAATCCATTTGTCAGGAAAACCGTTCTCGCTATAATAAGCGATTTCAAAATAATGCGTAGCCATTCCAAGTTCTTGCTCAATATCGCTACGAATGCTCTTGTCGTCATCGTCCGCTTCGGTTTCGAAAACAATGTAAATTCGCTTTTTCATGTTCTCACCTCTTCATTTTCGTTTCTATGTTGTCCAGCTTCCGTGCAATCCACCAGACGGAACAGCAGCTGTCCAACTGTCTCCACCAAGCGCACTTTTCTTTCTCGCATACGCACCGCCCAAGCGGATTGCTGGTCATCTTCATCGGGCAGTAAAGTTCGTTGTCCATTAGTCATTCTCCTTCTTCGCGAAAGGATTGTACTCACTAGGGTCTGCCTTATTCGCCCATTCAACCCACTTAACGACCTTTTCACGAAGTTCATCGTCAAGTAAAAATGGCTCACGAATCAAAATAATCTTTGGATTCTTTTTCATGATGTCTGCATTGGTCTTGATTTCATCATAATCAATCGAGCCATAAAACATCTTACTACGAACTTTGTCACCTCGACTTGAGATATGACGAGTAAACGATTCCTCACGGAATCTAAACTTCTCCGTCAGGTGCGGATTGAGTTTCAAATCGTACTCCTGAATATATCCAATTTTCATAATGAATTACCTCCACCCCATCACAACAGCCGTACAAACGGCTAAACACACGTTGATGAACAGCCAGACAAGCATTGCCTTCCGTTCTTTAAACAGGTTGTCTGCCGCGTCTTTGATTGTCCGTTCGGACTGAACTACCACCGCCAGCAGGACTAGGCAGACCAGCCAGCGAGTTGCAAATTCAAACATTGTTATCCTCCATTAAATCGTCCATGCTCAACTGACCGCTGATGTTGTCATCTTCCATCCACCAGCGAAAAACATCCATGCCGGTCTGCCAGTCGTCTGTAGCGAATTTCTTCCCTTCAGATTCAAGATTTCTCTTTTTACGAGCTTTCAGCATTCTTTCAAACGCTGAGATGTACATTTTTTCGTAGGCAGGCCAGCGCATGAACTCACGCTGTCTGCCCCCCCTACCGGCCATAGGACAGCCGAGCATTCTTCTGCAAGCTGTGCAAGGATTTCATCAGGCGGTAAAACTTCAGACATTTTTTTGCTCACTTCTGTTCTCCTTTCAGCCAGTCGTTCAGCTTTGCCATGCAAGAGGGGCAAAGGTTGAACTCATATTCTTGTGGACAGCCAATGCTTCTTACAGTCATTTGAATGTTTGAAAGCATCGTGTAATCTTTCAACTTAAATGTTTCTCCGCATCTATCGCACTTGAATGTCTCTTCCATGTCTTTCCACTCAAACGGATTGTCCATGCTCTTTCTCCAATCTCTTTAACAGTCCATCAACGTCATACCGCCAATGGACACGCAGCCTTTTTGCTTTTACCTCTATCCCCTCTTGCTCTGCCCATTGCCAAGGGATGCTCTTGCGGCTTTCGTTGTAACGGAACGCCAGAACCTTGCTGGCGGGGATTGCAAAGGTGCGGTTGACTGCCCTGTAATTGACTATCACATGGGCGGTCTGGCCGCTGTACCCCATTGCATCCACCATGTCAGTGATGTGCTTTTCCTTGCAGTATTTGCACTTTGCCTTGTCGTACTTGCCGAACACCTTTTCCAGAGGGATAGAGGGCGTTTCTATGGTTTTCAGCTCAAACAAATGGTTCATCGGGTATCGGTACACAAGGAAGTCGCAGATGTTGTCGATGGAAAACGACAGGTTCTCGTTGCCGCCGTAGTAGGTGGAAGCACTGTCTTTCAGACGGTAGCACCACGCATCGGACGGGACGGATGCTTTGAAGTCTACTTCAAACTGCTTGCCGGTGTTCATGCGCCATACTCCGCATCGTATTCGGCAATCAGTTTCTTGCGCTCATTTTCCGTGTAAGCAAGAGCATCTTTGTAATAGCGCAACATTCTTTCGTCACATTCACTGAATCTTCCGTTGTTGCGGTACAATTCAATTTCTCTGATATTCTTTTTGCACCTTTCGATATAATCGAGCTTGTGGTTTATTTTTTCCAGTTTCTCCCACTGGTCAAACAGCGGTTTAAGGTATTCGTAGGCAATTTTTGCTTTCTTATCTCCATCAGATGCCTTTTGGGAAACATAATTGAGCACTTTGTCGCTACTAAGTATCATCCTCGTTCACCTCTAAATTCACTTCCGAGAAACCGCTTCTTGCCTTTTTCCCGGTGCTTGTCCTCATAATCACGGTGGTACACGCTCTGGCTGTGGTTCAGCTCATACACGAAAGCCTTTCGTTCCTCGAAGTCTTTCTTCTCTGCCTTGTACTTCTCGCAAGCGTCGTGGCAGGCTTGGTGGCGTGATGTGCAGTTGAGACAACAGGTAATCATCTTTCCAAACGCCCGTTCAGCCGGATAGCACAGCTCTTATATAAGGTAGGCACCAATGCTTCACAGGTCAGAACGGCATGTCATCCGTGTTGCCCTCAATCACAGAAAAGTCATCATTCCCGCCTTGCGAGTAGCCTGAGCCAGACCCGACAGACAGCGTTTTCTTCGGTCTGACCTCATAATCGCCGGAACGAATCTTGTCAACGCTGGTGAAGCGGTCAACGACCAGCTTCGTCTTGATGTTGCCATCGTTGCCCATGTACTCTTCCTCACGGAGAACCACGCCGACCAGCTTGCCACGCAGGGCCTTTTCATCGTTGTTGAACTTGTAGCCGGGATTGGACTGCTCCACAGCAGTGATGAAGCCCTTGAAGAACGGTAGCGCCTTTTCCTTGTAGCTTTTGATGGTCTTGCCGCCCCATGCCCATTCGCCCGGATTCAGCTTGCCACGCTCGACAAGGGAAGCGGTCTGCTCACGCCAGTAACCCTTGAACTCGCCCTCTGCGACTTCCCACTCGATGTTCAGACGCTCCTTTGCGGGTTCGTCCGTTGCCTTGCAGATACCGGCAACATAGCCGCCAACAGGCAGGTCACGGCGTTCGGTGGCTTCCTGTACGTCATTCCAGTTGATGTTCTTCATCTGTTACTCTCCTTTGTTATCCGGCTGAACCGGGATGTTGTAATACTCGCGGATGGTCTTGTCTACGGCAGCGAGGTCGTTCTCGATCAGTGCGTCGTTGAACATCTCAAGAGGGGTTTTTACGGTGTCCATCCCATCATTGCGAGTGCTGAACAGGTATCGCCCATCTTGCACAACGGTTTTCAGAACGATGGTGAAATACCCTTCCACGCAGACCTTCTCGTCCAGAAGCTTGCCGATGGTCTTAAACTTCTCGCCGCCGTCTCCGCCACGCTCGCTGTGACCGAAAAAGTAGACCACCACATCGTCCGGCAGTTCCTTTGCCCGCATCAGCAGAGCGTTGAAGTTGGCTGCCATGTCGGTAAACTTCTGGTATCCAGCGACCTTTGCGTTCCGCATGAACTCGCCAGTCATAAGATAGGTGGCATCGTCAATGACGATGGACTTACGCTTGGTGCTGTGGATTGCTGCGTCAATCTTGCCGTAGTCGTTGGTGATATAGGTTTTCATGTTGCTACGGAACGGCAGCGGCTTTCCAAGCACGTTGATAACCGCAACCTGTTCAGGGTCAAAGTTCCGAAGCGAAGCGGACTTACCGCTGCCGGAGTGACCGTAGACCATTACTAATACTGCCATTTTTCTTTCCTTTCTTCGGCTTCATTAGGCATCATTGTTCTTACTTTGGCTTAATACGGCTATACAAAAATCAACCAGCCATCAGTTCTGCCAACTGTGCACGGAGGTCTTTCAACTCCGCTTCCCTGTCGTCAATTTCAGACTGCAAGTCCTTAATCTCAGCCAGACGGTCAGCTTCTTTGGCTTCTGCTTCCTGCTCGCGGGTTAGGAAATACACGCCGTCATCCGGCTCGGTCACGCCACCGAATCTATCTAAGCTCACGCTAATCATTCTTTCTGGGCCGTCCTCTCTGTTTTCTGTGCTCTTGGATTTGAAGAGCTGAGTACCACTGACTTGTGTCGATTTCAATAGTAGACCACCGGTAATCGCATTCTTTATTCAAGCAGTGCTTTCTACGGATGATACAATCATCCTCGTTTCTGGTGTCTACAGTCGTGACACTTTCCTGTCCGCACATCGGGCATTTCACTGAACATCCCTCCACTCGTTGGTGTGGTGGGCGATTCGCTTGATTTTGCGATTTTCGCGTTCAATACGCTCGTTCTCCGCGCTAACGCCGATAATAGCGAGAATCAAAGCGGTAAAAAGCATAGACACGGACAGCAGCGTATATCCAAGCATCCCCCAGCCATTAGAAGCGCCATTGATAGCATTTCCACATCCAAGCGCTGCAACGGCGATGGATATGCTTATAAAGCACAATACAGTGCCTTTAACAGTTTTCATTTCTCTTCACCTCTTTTAAAACAATGTCAAATCCGTTCGTCTTTTTCTCGTTGATGACTATTTTTGCATTCAGCGCCTTTGCGATTTTTAGAAGCGTATCGACACGAACGGAACTTTTCTGCTTCTTTCGCTTGCCCAAGATGCTGTAAATCGTCGGCCTTGATACTCCCGATCTACGGCTAAGATCGTTGATGTTGAAGTATCTGGCCCTCATTGCATCTTCCAGCGTCATGCCTTTTTACCAACACCGAAAATCCAGATGGTTGCCATCAGAGCGCCAACACCTATGATGTACCATGTTGCCTTAGCTCCGACCAAAAGCTCGATGTGATGCACCAGCCAGAAGTTCAGCAGAAACGCTGCTAGAATCAACGCTAAGACAACGCCCCAGATCAGGACGATTTCCACGAGTGCTTTCATTTAGTCCTCCCGGCTTCCAATCTCACATCCCGCAACGGTATCTTCCACCTTCGCGCGAAGCAGTGAACAGACAAGACGAACCTCACGAACAGAAACGCCGGATTCAAACACCAGATTGAACAGCTTGTTCAGCAAACTGTTTGCTTTCGGAGTCAGAATTTCTTCGGTCATTTTGTGATAATGCTTTTTGTAATACATTGCTTTTCTCCTTTTTGTGAATATTTTTAATTCGAGATGATTCACGCTTTTCCCAGCGCGACTGCCACGGGCTGCTTCTGTTGAAGTTCTGTACTGCCCTTTTCATGGTTGAACCTCATTTCCCGCTTATTCTTGATGTGTTCCAGCCTGTCTTTTTCCCGGCTGTGCCATCGGATTTCCCGCTGACCGTAATATTTACCGTTCATCAGGAGCCTTCACCTTTCACTGTGCAAGTAAAGTACTGTAATGGCCGTAGCTCATGCCGTATCGCTTTGCGGCATCGTTCATCTGGCGTACGGTATACTTTGGAGGTTCGTGCTTTTGAGGTCTCGCACGTTCTGGCTCCTGCACATCCCAAGTAATTTTGAACTCGCCAGATGCTTTTAGCGCATTCAGCTCTTTTTGCTTTTTGGCTTTGTACTTTTTGGTCAAAGCCTTGTTTGCATCTGCTGCGCATTCAGGGTGATACTTCTGAGACCAGAACTTCCGAACCATTGGCTTCTTGCACCAAGCGCATAAAGCCGGTTCCGGCTCAGCCTTGATTCCTTTCTTTATAAGGGCCTGCCGTTCTCTGCGAACAATGATTTTACATTCTTCGCAATACTTTTTGCATGGGTTTACAAGGCCAAGAAAGACACCGCAGCGCTCACAATACTTTTCTTCCAATGCGACCACTCTCTTTCAGTCTGGTTTCCCGATTGTGACGCTCAAAGCACTGGTTGATTGATTTCTCCATCCACAGCACCTTGTTGGCATCGTTTCTGGATACGCCAGCTGCCATTGCCAGCTTTAGTCTGCGCTTGCGGCTTTGCGCTTTACGAAATTTCATCACCAGCATTCACCAGCCTTATCTGTGATAAACTTCGGGACTTCCTTGCCTGTGGCAATGCACAGCGCAACTAGCTTTTCGACCCAGATGTTGTACAGGTTTTCTTTTGGCATATAGCACTGGCCAACACAAGGCTCCTTAAAGTTTTTCCAAATCGTCAGGCCGACAGCGCCATCCGTGACCGTCCATATCATACTGTAACCTTCATTGCACAGGTTGTACAAAATGTCTTGTGCTTTGCTTTTGGCTTCGTGGACTTCAAAGAGATCCCAGCTCTTTTTGCTTTCCTCGTAGGCCTTTACCACATCGTCAATGTCGTGGTGCGCTTTTTCCGGGTTCTCAAGGTCAACCTTTAAGGTGATAATCTGCTCCATGTCAATCTCCTTTCGTTATGATATTTCGTAGCATTGTCCTTTTCTCCAAACCTTCACAGTCCTATATTCGTAGTAAATCTTCTCCGCATATTCTTTCATTTCATCGAAACCGCATCGAAACCATTCTCCGAATATATTCACTTCTTTGAAATGCTCTTTGATTGCTGATTCCATGTATGAAGCGTTTCTGCTAAATCCGGGCGAGTGCCATTGATTTATTATTCTTTTACCGCTTGCCGTTGAAATACTTTTTATTCTGTCTTCTGGTTGAACTGAAATTCCGACCTTTACAGAGCCATCATCTGCTTCGGCAACATAAACATACCTTGCTCCGTTCATGCTTTTTAGTGTCACACAACGAGAAGAATACAGCCGTTCTTCCTTAATCATTGTGCCCCCTTTCTTCCAAAAGCTCATTCAGGGCTTCTCTTACTTTGGCTTCCGCATTTTTAGGCTCACGCTTACCGTTCAGGATTTTTCCCAAGTATTCCGGTGCGCATCCCATTTTTGCAGCAAGCTCTCTGATTTCGATGCTGTTAACGTGAAGCGTTCCCACAACATCGCCTGTCCACTTAGGAAGCAAATTTTTTCTCCTTTCTTGTTCTAGTACTTGAACTTTTTGAAAGAATATGATAATATTATGGTGTCAAGCAAAAACATTATCGAACGTTCTTCTATTTGTTCAAAGTCTTTAATTTGTTCTACCGATTGAACCCGGTAGCCTTATTAAAGCACAAGTAGTAGAGCTTTTCAAGTGTTTTTGTTCAAGCGGTAGAACTTTGTCATCTTGTACAAACACTGGAGGTATGTTTTGTGTTTTTTGACAATTTCGTAAGGCTATGTGAGCAAAAGGGAGTAAAGCCGTCTCGTGCTTTGACTGAAGCTGGCGTTCCGAAATCTGCTTATAGTTATTGGAGAACCGAAGCAGGCGCAGGAAACGATGCAAAGCCGACCAATCAAAATGCCGTTAAGCTGGCACAGTATTTCAATGTTACGGTTGACTACCTTCTCACTGGCAACCAAAAAGAAAACCCGCCCCAGCAGCCGCAAAGTGAAGTCGATGCAGCAGTGGAGCGGATTAGAAGAAAACTTGAATCTATGCCGAAGGAACAGCGTGAAGCTCTGATGAACCTGATCGAGAAGATGTGACGTTCATGCCCGGTAAAATAAAAGAATCCCTTGTGCCGGGCTGGTGTAGCTCTGCGCAAGGGATTTTCTATTATTCCAAGTCTAGTGCTTGTTCCGCTGCCGGAATCTTTTCAGGATGTTCCAGCAGCCATGCAATAAATCGGTCAATCTTGGCTCTTTCCTGTTCACTCATTGTTGCATATCCTCCCGATCGGTAAGTATGGACGTTCATTTGATACGATTATACACCTTTTAGTTGTCAAGTCAATGCATTTTTAACAACTTCGTAAAAATTGAACGTTTTCTTCGCATCCATTACTTCACATCAGGGAAACCAAAAATTGCGATGACAATGATTAAGAGCCACATTAAGTTTAAGTTACCCTTTGCTTTGCAACATTCCGTTGAGCATGGAACGAAAGGGGTTATCCGGTAAATCGTCCAGCACATCTGCTTTGACGAGAGCGTTTGTGCTGATGCTGTGCGAAACATTGTTTAGCTGCACAATGGCATCGTCTAAGTCTTTCACGGTTGCTCCACGCCGTTCCATTGACTGAAGGAAGGTTTTTACTTCTTCAAGAACAACAGAGTTTTCGGTTTTATAGAATCCATTCGTAAAGTCCATCTTCTTCTCCTTTCACAGTTCCACAAGCTGTCCGTTAATGCGTTCGATGTTGTCTGCCGGGTCACGTCCATCATCTAAGGCGGCTACGGCACGTTCCAGGATGCCTTTTGCTTCGAGGTAAGCATCTTTATCAGCTTCGTACCCAGAAAGGCTCAGGACAAGCTCCAGCGTCCGTCTACGAGCGTATGGAATAATCAGAGTATCTACGGTTCGTTTCATTAGCTTTCCTCCCACGGTTCAGGTGTGTGTGGCTGCCCATCGGGAACGCTGGCGGGCATTCCGTCGATAATTGGCATACGTTCATGGTTCCAGATTACAGTTTCTCTCATTTTTGTTCCCTTCTTCTTTGGAATTTTTTGACAATACAGTTATAACATAGGCTGCTGTTGGTTCTCCATAGCAGCTTTTTCCATTTTATGGCTTGTCGAACCCAGCAGTTTTGCTGGATTTTGTTGAAAGGGTGAGAATTTATGGATGAATATTTAGTGAGAACAGCCAAAGCATTGGAGATAGCTCGAATGCGTTCCGGCTTGAGCCAGCAGAAGTTGGCAGCAAAAATGGGCGTGAATCGTGGCACGATAGCAAATTGGGAGCAAGGCCTGGCAGCTATCTCCCTGCCGATGGCTATGCGCTGGTTCACTTGCTGCGGCGTATCGGTGGCTCGATATATGGATGCTTGCATTCATCCGGGGCTACTTGAACACCTTGAGGACGACCTTTCCGATCTGGAGAAACGGCGGATTCTCATAGATGCTATGATGGAGTGCTCCTCCTATGAGATAGATGCCTTGCTGTACATCCGATACGGAGATCACGGCTCAGACCATATCGGCGTGCTGACAGAGATTTTGGCAAACCTCCACACACCGCTGAAGGACAGGGTCGCTGTCTGCCGGATGGTGTCTGGTAGCTATGAGATGGCACAGGCTACCAGAACAGACCCAGACCCGAACGGAACCGCCCCAAAGATGGAGATTCTTTATCAGGCGCAGGACGCTGGAACGGAAGCTGCTATGAAGTCTAATGATTCCTATACCGTGAATCCCAATAATATAAGCGGCTGATTGTCGAATTATCGAAGTTTTTACGGTATATAGGGGGACGTGCTCCACTTTTTGTACACAATAGGTCTGTTATAAATATGGTTTTGGGTTGTCATTTTGTCCCCCATAGAATCGTAAATGGTGGGTTTTTGCGGATGTAATTAACGAACTCGCGTGAAATTTCAGTTCATCAAAGCATGACTTGTCAATTCGTCCCCTATTGGTGTGATTGCACTCCATTTTCTGTACACGATAGAACCGTCAGGTAGATTATAGGGCTTGATGGGCGTTTCTTATTCAGCAAAAGAAGCTGTCGTTTTCCACAATCTGCCCGTTGAAGAGAAGAAATTGTTGAAAATGTATCGTCGTCACTATTTGATGATGATTATTTATCTCTTGTTTATCTCTTGTTTATATATATAGTAAGAACGTGTACAAAAAGTGGAGCATTGTGTACATAAAGTGGAGGAACGTGTACAAAAAGTGGAGGGTATCGTGTACAAAAAGTGGAGCATTGTGTACAGAATGTGGAAGTCGATTGTTGAAAAAATAATTGTGTACAGAACAATTGACGTGTACACGATACAGTGGTATAATAGGGTAGAAGAAATGAGGTGATGCAATGCCAGAATTGACAGGAAACAACCTTGTCGAAAAGAGCAAGGCGTTGGTTTGGGCGAAGTTTACGGACTACACAGCAGGCGAGCTTCGGCTGCTTGAGGTCTATCTGAGCCGTATCAATCCGAGAGACCCCGAAAGCTCTAACGTGTCGTTTACGCTGGCTGAATATTGCAAGCTGCTGGATTTGAAGCTCAATTCAAAGAACTTGAAGTCGCAGGTCAAGCACTTTTTGGGCAACGTGGTTTCAGTACCACTGAATGCAGATGGAACAGAATATGTGATGTATCCGCTGTTCACAAAGGCAGAGGTCAAGTACAATCGAGAATCCTTGTCCTATGACGTTTCAATCAACTGTAATCCTGACTTGCGGCCTGTGTTTTTCGACATTGCAAGAAGCGGCTACGTCAAATACCGTCTGCGCTATACGATTGGGATGAAACAGCAAGCATCTATTCTGATGTACAGCATGATTCGAGATTGGATGAATCGCTCTCTAACATCGAACAAGATTGGTTTGAAGCAGCTGCGTGACCACTTGGGGGCAAACGATGCAAGTTATGAAGATTTCCGGGCTTTACGCCGCAGAGTTCTTGAACCAGCAGTGGAAGAGATCAGCAATGTTTCAGACATTATCGTTGACTTTGAAAAGATTTGCACAGGGCGAAAGGTAGTAGCAGTTGAGTTCCGATTCGGGTACAAATCCAAGCAGCCCGTCATAGATGCCGATTCTAGCGAGGTTGATTGTGAGGCGGCTAATTCCAAGCCGGAAATTAAAAAAGCCGCCAGAAAGCCCCGCACAAGCGGATACGAAGGGTACGACTGGTCTGTGTGCGATGCTCTATCCGTTCAAGAGTGCATCGAGGTTGCAAAGGTTGTCGAGGTAAAGATGATGGAAGAACACCCATCTATCAAGCTGCCGAAGCGGAGAGATGCGGTCTATGACATCGTAAAGGCTGCGTGTGCGGATATTCTTTCAATCAACCGTGACCCTTGGCCTGACCATCCGAAGCGGTATTTGATTGGCAGTCTGAAGAAGGACGGTGCGATTGAAGAGTATCTTCCGGCATTTTATGAGATTGACGCACTGCAAAAGTAATCAGACATAGAAAATAAAAGAAAGAGTGATAAAATGGCAAAAATCATAGCTGTCGCCAACCAAAAGGGCGGCACAGGAAAGACTACCACAAGCACCTGTCTGGCTGGTGCATTGCAGTTGCTTGGCAAAAAGGTCTTGCTGGTGGACTGCGATGCCCAGTGCAACGCAACGGACACCTACGGCGCACAGACAGAGGACGTATGCACCTTGTTTGACGTGATGACCCGGCAAGGTACGGTCGAAGAAGGAATCCAGCACTGTGAAGCTGGTGACATTCTGCCGTCAGACAGTGCATTGAAGGACATTGACGAGCAGCTTGTGCGGGACATGGGCAAGAATTTCCGGCTGCGAGAAGCCCTTGAAAGCGTGTCTAGCCAGTACGATTACATTGTGCTGGACACTCCCCCGCAGCTTGGTCTTGCGCTTGTGAACGCGCTGATCGCCGCCAACAGCATCATCGTGCCCATCACAGCAGACCGATATGCACTGGCTGGTTTGAGCCAGCTTTCGCAGACCATCGGCGATGTTCGCAGATATTTCAATCCGACTTTGAAGATTGAAGGATTGCTTCTGAATCAGTACAAGAGCCGTGAGAACCTGTCCAAAGAGGTTGTGGAGCAGCTCCCTGTGATTGCACAGAGCATGGGTACAACCTTGCTGGACGTGAAGATTAGACCGTCTATGGGCGTTCGTAAGGCACAGGCAGAGCGCCACAGCCTGTTTAGTGGCGACACGGCAAAGAGTACAAGTGCAGAGGATTTCAAGGCACTGGCGCAGATGATTGTAGAGGGGGATAAAAATGCGACTGATTGATTCTGAAGAACTCGTAAATTATTATTTGCAGAACCAAGCTGACCAAGCAAGATTTCGCAGTGAAACAGCAAGTGTATGCGATGTTTTAGAAAATGTGATTCGTCATGTAAAACTGATGGATGAAATTCAGCCGAAAGAAACGGCAAAGTGGGAAGTTCATCATCGAGTGGACGAGGATGGAGAACATTGGAATTGGCTTGAATGCTCAAACTGCCATTATAAAATTGCACGTTATCCGAAAATGTACCGTGAGACAAGATTTTGTGCTTGTTGCGGAGCGAAGATGGAGGATGAAGTGAAATGAAATCAACCAGCAAAAAATCCACAGGATTGCTTGGCGGGTTTGATTTCCAGCCTATTTTTTCGGAACAGACATTAAGCCGAAGTGAGCCAAAGGAAGAAGAAGTAAGCAAAGCAAAGCCGAACAAAGCCGAACAAACACAAATTAAGCCCAATGATGCCACAGACAGCCATGCACAGCCTAATGAAGCACAGTTAATCAGTATTAAGCCAAAGCAAGCCAAAGGCAGCAAAACACAGCCAAACAATGCCATAGTAAGTGAAAGTAAGCCGAAGAAACTGAAACAGGCGAAAGAAGTTCAACGTCTTATCGAACAAGGTGATGTTCCCGGCGCACTAGCCGAAGCTGGCTTGACAAAGAAAAAAATACCGATGCCGGAATCGCATCAAGGCGTTGCAAGTGGTGACGGCAAGCGTTCAAAGCGCATTACCATCCTTATGAGCGAAGAAGAGCGCAAGTACATCAACCGTGAAGCTAGACGGCACGGAATGACGATTGGACAGTTTGTGTACGCTCTGGCTGTCGCAGCGGCAGAGGGGAAGATTGAGCTGGAAGATTTCTTGGAGGATTGACGATAAAAGTTAAGATTTAGGAGGAATGAATATGAACAGATATGATCTTTCCGCTTATGCGATTGCAGTGTCAAACTTTTTGAAAGATAATGCTTCTGCTGGCAATGAACGATTTCCAATTACGGTCAATGAATGGGAACTCGCAGCGCAACTGGATAAGCTGGCAAAAGAACTGCGTGTCCCAGATAAAAGCTGAGTTCAATGGAGGACTGACGTATGATGAGGTCGAAAGAATTTTACGAAGGAAGTATTAGCCGTTTACAGAAAATGGTCAAACGCGGCATTTGCGTTCTTTTGTTCGATGTCTTTGCTGTAGCAGTTCAGATTCCGTTTATCTTAGCTGGTAAATGGGTTGCAGCGCACTTGATTTTGTCCATCGCCGTATCTTTTGTAGCGGGATTTAGCTTTAACACGCTTCTAGATAGCAAAAGACAACTTGATATGTACAAAGCAGATATGGAGTTGTACTACACAGATATGCCGAGGAATTAATATGACGAAACAAGAGCGAGTTGCAAGAATTGCAAAATACTACACAACTTTCCATTTGTTTGGCGATTGGTATCTTGTTAGGCGCTATCCTAAACACTTCCACAGTTGGAAAAGATTCGTTCCGTTGTATATACTAATGCACATCAAAGAAGAATAATCTATGTGAAAGGAGAAAAATGCGCACATACAAGCCACGCAAGCACAGAAGCAAAGAGGAACAAGCCAAAATAAACGCAGAGGTAGCAAAACGTAAAGCAAAACTGGCTGAAAAGTACAATACTGACACGCAGCATTACAAGGGTATTCCTGTTGAGCTGATTGTAAGAGAGGACTACGGTTGCTACAAAGCAAAACGTTTCAAAATCAATGGGAGCAATCAGAACGTGTGGATTCCAAACTGCTATCTTGAGGATGACGGAACAATCAGAGCAAACGTAAACATTGATTTTGTATTTCGTCAATCGGTAAACCAGTTAAACAAAGCTGGCATTACGCAAGCCATTATTGGCATCAAGCGTAAAATGCCTTGTGCGGAAACGTACAATCTTAAAAACACCATGCAGAAAATCGGAGATAATGGTAATTATTAAAAATGGAGGCAATACAAATGCGCACAAATGGGCAACTTTGCAAATGTGATAGATGCGGAGCGACATATTTTGTAAAACTTTTGAAAACTGGCGATATGGATGGTGGCTTTTCTCATTGGGAAAAGTTTGAAGAAGCACCCGGATGGGCAAAAATTGACGGAATGGAGCTTTGCTGTAAATGCCATAATGAATATTTGAACATGGTCGCTCGTTGGAAAAATAAAATAATTGAAGATTCAAAGAAATCCAAAATTCAATCATAAAAACACCCCTGTGCAACCATCAAGGCTACACAGGGGTTTACTTTACTTATCAGCAATGCAATCCCAGTAGAGATATGCCTTTCCGTCTGCGGCATCTGCGTCCTCAAGGAAAGCCTTTGCCATGTCAGCGTAGAAGCCCGGAGTGTCAACGGACTGACGCTTTGCGACCTGACAATAATCCGAGTACATCATGTTCATGACAGCCCAGAAATCGTTCGGGTCGCAGGTGATGTTGCGCTGTTTCGCAACGTCCTGCGTCTGTTCCAGCGTCCAGTGACAGCCTTTTGTGCCGTCGGCGTTCACCATACTGTCGCACCATTCCTCCGCTTCATCGTGGGTGAGGTGCTGGCGCGGCATCTTGATGGAGCGGCTGTCTGCGCCGCCACGTTCGTACTGCCCAGACCGTTTATCCCAGTCGCCGTTCTGCGAGAAGCCGATTTGCGGCATTCTGCGCCCATTCTCTACGTTAGGGTAGCGGGGGATAGGGTAGGGATCGATGTAGCGGTTCTCTTCCTGCGGATAATAGGGATAGCGGTCGTTGCCGCCTTCCAGCTTACGCAGACGGCGTTCCATCTCACGTTCCCTGCGGTCACGCTCTTCCTCAAGGCGGTCACGCTCCGGCTCACGGTCTTTGTCGTGTTCACGGAGCATCATCATGCGGCGAAAAGTGTTCTTGCCCATAATCTATACCTCCTCAAGAAATGGACGCGGGCGCTCCGGCGTGGGAGCGGCAGAAGCAGCCAAGATACTTGAACGTGCCTGTGCCGGTCGCAGACGTTGCCACACGGGTAGCGTAGCGGGTGCGAGTGTGGATGCTCTCGGCGGTTGCCTGAGCGCAGTTGCAGTCGGTCAGAGGGTATGCGGTAGTGCCTGCGCCGATGGTGATGACAACAGGGGCGTTGATAGTGGTCGTGTCCGGGATGCTCTGAGCAACCACAATGCAATAACGCTCTCCATTCTGGTATGCGCCAGCAGGGATGTTGATGGTAAGCGTGTCGTTGGCGAAAGTCACCGACTGGCTCAAGACCAGATGGGGGCAGAGTTTGCAGCTTGTTTTGCAAGCCATAATGTTTTCCTCCTAAAAAATCAGGGGCAGAGGTGTCTTACCCCTGCCCCGATGGTTCACCCGGTGTTATCGGGGAGTGTGTTGGTTAGCAGCAGCCGCAGCAGTTCACGCCCAAGTTGGGGTTTGCCACCTGATAAGCGGGAATCGGACGAGGATTGACACGGTTCAGGATGGTATCAGTCTGCTGGGACATCACGGTGGTCAGAAGCGCATTCTGACGATCCTGAGAAGCGGCGAACTTGAGGTTCTGGTTCTCGGCGGTCAGAGTGGCAATCTTATCCTGTGTGAAGTAGTCCATCATGCTGCGGAAGTTGGCGTTGCAGTTGTCCACGATGGCGCGGGCGTTGTCTGCGATAGCCTGACGGGTAGCGCAGTCCTCCGTTGCGATTGTGTACTTCAGGTCGCCGATGAGCTGCTTATTCTCGCAGCAGCAAGATGAAAGCTGCGTGGCAAGTGCGGTCTGACCAGCCTGCCGTGCGTTGCCCTCCTGCATGATGGCAAGGCTGATGGCGTTGTCGCCGTTGGACACGCTGCGCTCCAGACCGTTCACGAGCTGTGCGTTCTGGTAGCCAAGCTGACAGATGGCGCTGTTCACGCCTGCAAAGCCGTTCGCGATGTTGGCGTTGATGCCGTTGATCTGCGCCAGCTGGTCATAGCCCAGAGAGCAGATACCGCTCTGGATGCCCGCCAGAGAGCGGGAGGTATCCTGCTGGTAGAAGCCCTCAGACAGAGCCGCGCGGGTGTCTGCACCGCCCTGACCGGTTGCGCCAGTGCCGACCAGATAGGGGATGTAGGCATTCATGCCGTTGTCGCCGCCGTTGCGGCCATAGCCGTTCGTGCCCCAGCCAAAGATGATGGCGAGGATGATAACCGCCCACAGACCTTCATTGCCGAAGAATCCGCCGTTGTTATTGCCGCCGTCCTGCCCAGCCAGATAGCCAGTTGCAAAATCGTCCATAACAAAACTCCTTTCAGTTTTGCGTTATGCTATCCCACCGCCGTATGCGATGGGCGAAGCCAAACAAATGCGGTTTTTGTCAAGTCCGCAAAACTGAGAAGCGTTTCGCTTAGAGGGATGCGTTATCGGGGAAGCGTCAGGTTCAAGACGCTTGCCAGTTGGTTCAGGTCAATGCCACGCTCTTTGGCGAGGTTCTGCGCCATCGTTCGGAGCTGTGCTTCGTTTTTGCCCTGAATCAGGTTCAAGCCCTGCATGATGGGTGCGCTCTGCCCACCCAACTGCTGGATAAGCCCCATCGGGTTCTGCCCGGCACGAGCTAGATTTGCAAGCTGCATGATAGGGCTGTGAGTAATCATATCAAACGGAGAGGGCATCGCTTATTCTCCTTTCTTTGCGGTGGCAGCGGGCTTAGAAAAGCTCTTCTGCCACTTTTCCAGTTCATCCAGCCGGTGCACGAGGGCATTGTACTGCTCAATAGGCACATATTGCTGTGTCGGTGCAGCGGTCTGCTGTGCCTGTTGCGCCTGCATCTGCCGCCACGCTTCCGGGCTGTAAAACTCTAACACGTCAGATTCACAAGTGCTTGGATTCAGACGTTTGCAGTAGATGACACCACTACGCAAATCCGGGCAATACGTCCATCTTCCGTACAAATCAGATGGAATCGCCAAAAATTCTTCCCTGCTGGAAACAGGCCTGCCAAGCAACCAACCGCCATCTTGTGCCGACTGCTGAACAGGCTGCTGCCCATTCATCGGCTGCGGACGCTGCGGCTGTGCCTGTTGCATCTGCGTGTTCGGTAGGGGAGTGGTAAGGCCTACCGTTCCCATGCCGCCGTAAGGATTAACAGGCTGCTGCGGAACGTAAGGCGTTCCGGGTGTCGGATAATAGCTCATAAAACATCCCTCCTTGTGCATCCAGTGTACTGCATTGGCAGAAAACGAAAGACAACGAACGCCAAACGAAGGACAAAAAAGAAAAGCGCCCACACGGAAAAATCCGCATGAGCGCTTAACTGTTAAGGGCCTCACATTGGAAGCGAAAATAAAGTATCACATTTTGACTTGCAAGACAAGAGTTTCGACAAAACAAGTGCAAATAAAACAAAATCCCCCACTTTGCCTACAACGTACCCCGCGTGGAACGCAGGGCTTCGGAAAAGCAGGGGATTTTTTTGTAAAATCAAGAGCGGAACCGCCCGCAGGCAATGACGCTCTCTACAAAGGCCGTAGCCTTTCAAATCATAAATCGTATGGCGTATAATACAAAGACGCATATACCGATAAAACTACGCCTATAAATGCACCATGCCAAAACGGAAGGACGGCTTTTAGAACACTTGATGTCGCCCCAAAAATAATCAGAGCAAACAAAACACGGGACAAAAAGTGATATATTTTATTTGCCATAATTCATATAAAATCGTCTCCCGCATGGTACGCACTATAAGTAGGCGTGCAGGAGACTGTATCATCTTAAAAGACCCGCCATGATACGCATCGTTGAGAGGCTTAGCGGGTTCAGATATCCACCCTAATGCGCTTCTTCGAGAGGCCGGGTGGATTTGTTAAGATAATTATACCATAATTCGTGCAAAAAGAAAAGCGGCAGACCCGAAAGCCTGCCGCTTTTTGAATTGTCAGAGCAGAAGCCCAAAACTAATTCGATGCTCGCAATTATTATATCACACATCCAGCATTTTATCAATAATTTTTAGCCTATTGCCGATTGATGTCCGACAATACGGCACACGCGCTGCAATATCAACTTGGCATAGCTGGTCAACGTACCGCAACCGGGCGATTTTCCGGTCATACCTCCCAAGCGGCGCACGTTTTATCACAGCTTTTATCTGTTCTGCATTAAGCCCTTGCAACGCTGGCGGAAAGACTACACGAGCCGCCGCCACAGGCAGCACCGAGCCAAAAAGGCTGCGGCAACTGTCCAGCGTTGCGCACCATTACGGTGACGTTACCGAGATGATGGCAAATCTGGCCTTTAATGGAGAAAGTGCCGGTCTCATTCGTAAAAATGGCCTGTTTTAACCAATGTCGTGTGTGCGTAGTGCTACTCATAGTCAAAACCTCACTGATTTTGCAAGGCCGCTTTCATGCGGTCAAAGAAAAACTGAATCACCGTGCCGATGGTCTCATCGGTGATGGCCCAGCTGATGAGCCTGCCGTATTTGCTGGTACTCAGGGCGGCGCGGAGCATCTTGACGCACCACGCCTTGCGCTCTGCGCCTCTCTTGGTGCCCTGAATCTCATGCTCTGCCTGCTCGATCAGGTCAAGCACAGTGCCCTTGACAGCCGCGCCGTAGCCCAGCCGGATGCAGCCCAGGGCGTAAAAGATAAAGCCACCCAGCACGAGCACGAGGGCCACAGGGGTGGGAAGTGCGGTCAAAAGGTTACGAATCGCTTCCATGATTGGTGACTCCTTTCAAAAGATAGTTGTCGATGTCGGTGCGGCTCTTCTGCATTCCTTCGCGATTGTTGCCGGACAGCTGCGCGTCCAGAAGGTTGCGCACCCCGTCGAGGGTCAGACGGCTCACCTCGTCAATTTCTTCAAAGCGGCGCAGATCTCGGGCAAGGGCCTGCGTGTGTTGGAGCTGGCCCTGCTCTAAGGTGCCGATGCGCTTGTCCATCTCATCCAGCCGCTTGTTCTGCACGTTATCCGGCTCCTGCGCCTTCTTGATGTACTTGTGGATGATTTCCAGCACCTTGTCAATGGTGATGGCCGCAGCGCAAAGGCTGCCCAGGATGCCCAGCACCCACAGTAAAGCTTCTTTTTCGGTCATTTACCCTCCCGGAGACGGGTCAGGCCCTTCTTGCGGATGATTTTCGGGTAGTTGATGGTGGTCACGTTGAGGTCAACGTTGCCGGAGATGCCAGGCACGCTACCTTTGCTGGTGTGCTGGTGGGCGTTGTACTTAAAGTCCACCTTCGGGGTCTTGCCGGTGTAGTCAGCCAGCCAGACATCATAAGGGTGCAGAGCCGCACCGCCCACAAAGAGATGTGCCTTTGCAAAGCTGGTGTAGGTGTAAAGCTGGGCGTAAAAGCCCATCTGTTCCACCTCGTGCAGAGCATAGGCAGTCAGGTCGGTCAAGCTCTGCTTGTCCAGACTGACGAGCTTGTTGTCCTCCACGTCCACAGCCACAGGCAGGGTCAGCTCCTTGCCGTAGACCGCTTGCCGCACAAGGTAAAGCTCTGCATCGGCCATCGCTTCGCTGGTGGCGTAGGTGTAGTAGTAAACGCCCACGTCCAGCCCCGCAGCCCGGGCGTTGCGGTAGTTGGTCTCAAAGGTCGGGTCGATGTACAGGCCGTCTGCCCGTTTGGAGAGCTTGCGGTTGGTGGATACCGTCTTGAGCATGGCCCCCTTGTAGCCCGCCGCTGCTACCTGTGCCCAGTCGATGGTGCCCTGATAGCGGCTCACGTCAATGTATCGGTAGGGCGGCTCACCCGTCCACCCGGTCACGGTGTCCACAGTGGGCACGTCCGGTGCAGGGGCAGGTTCTTCCTTGTCGGCGCTGTCACCGGCAGCGTGGGAGAGGGCAGAAAAGATATCCCGCAGGAAATCAAGCATTACTTTCCACCTCATAAAATCCCTCCTCCGTCAGCTTTTTCATCACGGCATCCTTGTACCGGTCAGGCACGTTGTCGATGGTAAAAGCGCCGTCAAAGCGGTGCAATTTAATTTGGGTCACATAGAACAAAACCATAACATCCTCCTTTACTGTGCGGCCAGCAGGTCGAGCATAGCCGCTTCCAGAGCAGCAATACGCTCTTCTGCGGTGGGCAGCTGTGCCTTTTCCTCTGCTTCCTTGCGGGCCTTTTCCTGTGCAGCCAGCTCTTCGGCGGTGTACAGCACATACCGCTGCACTTCCACCTTTTCGTCATAGGCTTCCTTTGCGGCCACACCGGGCACATCCACCACCTTCCAGCGGTCACGGCCCCCGTTGGGGTAGGTCTTGTACTCGTAGTGGCTGACCTCTTCCACGCCCGCCACAGCATCGTGGTGGACAGTCTGGGTCTCCTGCTTGAGGTAGCCTTTCGTCAGGTCAGGTTTTTCGATGGGGTTGCCGTTGCTGTCGATGATTTTCATAGGGTCTCCTTTCAGTTATGCCACTCTGCGCCAGATGTACATGCAGTATGCCGGGGGTTGGACGGTAGTGGAAGCGCCGTAGATGGAGTTGGAGTTGGCGGCACTAAAGCGAAGGTCGTGTATTAACGTGCCGCCTAGTCCCGTTGCTGGATATTCATAATTGGCTCCATCCGCAAAGTAAAACGCTCCTTCTGCGTCGGCATTAAAAATGCCATACTGACTGGTCACTTTAGCCGTAATGTTCGGCAGTCCTGCCTCTACCGTTGTACCAGCCGGATGCGTGTCGCTCGCACCCATGATAAAGCGGCCCTCAATGCGCTCCCATGTGCCGCCGTACAGCTCGGCAGGGCTGGTGGAGTTTTCGCTGATGTACAGACTGCCAACGGGGTGGTCTCGCTCGACTACCGCCGCAAGGACTTGTTGATAGATAGCATAGGCATCAGGGCCAATGCCATTTTTGAGTTCTCCTAGTGCCATTGTTTCTCCTTTCGGTTATGCCACTCTGCGCCAGATGTACACGGAGTAGTAGGGAGGAATGCTAGAGCTAGATGCAGTGTTTCCTGTAACGGAGTATGTTTCTCCACCGGGCTTCTCACCGTATGTCGAGGAAAATCCATCATTGGCGAGTGTATACTGTCCGTCATTAACTTTTTTGTTATTATCGTTCCATGATTGTGTTTTGTAGTTATATGTGGCAATGGCGGATGTCGGATATCCGACCAAAGCACCAAGCTGCCACATAAACCCTAATTTGTACTCATGTTCATGCGCCGTGCTACCTCCCGTACTCCCTGCCGGGTAGGTATCACTTGCACCCATGATAAATCTGTTCTCAATTCGTTCCCATGTGCCGCCGCCAAATGTCACAGCCGGGTTTTCTGGGCTGATGGTCTGATAGATACTGCCTACAGGATGTGCCGCAAGCAGGAAGTTGGAATAGATGGAGCCGTCACCATAGAACTGACCGCCATACTTGATGGGATACCACCGGGCGGAAATTTCCGCAGTCGGAATGTTGTGTGCACGGATACGGATAGCTCCGGTTCGAGTTTCGGGGTTTACAAGCATAGCTTTACCGGCTACGTCTGCGCTTGCAGGGTCGATGCTGACAGATACCACAGTCGTGGACGTAACATCCGCTGTAATGTCGATGTAATGTGGGTATTCTGCAACTTCTGTGTCTGTTTGCCACCCCGTGATCGGAATAGAAAGATCATGTGGAACAACGGAGTCTGCTTTGCCTGCCAGAGCATCACCAGTAGCCTTTGCGTCGGCAGGGGCGTTTTCGATGCTGAGGGTTTTGTCAGTATTTGCCTTGGCCCCGGCCTCTTCCGAGTATTTCTTTGCATTGGCTTCACTGGTTGCAGCGGCAGATGCACTGGATGTAGAAGCCTCAGCGGATGCAGCGGATTCGCCAGCTTTTGTGGTTGCAATTCCGGCCTGTTCAGTGGCAGTAGTAGCAGAAGTAAAAGCCTTGTCCGCTTCTCGTTTTGCATTGGCTGCGCTTGCCTCTGCGCTCTTTCGAGCTGCTTCGACTGCTTTAATCCAGTCCTCTTCTGTGCCAACATATCCATGCTTTACAGCAATGGCATAGGCGCTATAAGGGCCGATTTCAATTGTTTTGCTCATTCAAACGTCACCTCCAAAATCCCAGAGCCGTTGTCTTGCATATTTATTTCGGTCAAGCTATCGCTTTTAACCATATAAAGAACGCCGTTCTTCTGTTCAAAGTTCATCCAACCGCCTTTATTAGCGCTTTGTTCTGCAAGGCGGGCGCTTTCAGCGGAGTTTTCAGCTTGCTTCTGTGACTCTTGTGCGGACGTTTTGGCATTTACTTCGGACAGTTTTGCATTCAGCTCTGCTTTTTCAGCGGCAATTCTTGCAATGTCCGCACCTGCAACGTCTGAAAGAGTATTCAGCGTTTCGGCATTCATAGGAGTGCCTTCAACGATAGGCTCATCGTTGCGAACCAGTGTGACAACTTCCGATGTGCCGTCAGACTTTTTCATTGTCCATCGGTTTGGGTACTTTGCTTCTCGGTCAACAAAGTGCATAGTAAGGTTCACCTCCACAGACCGGCTCTGAACAGTAGATTAGATGGTTATTGGCTATCGTTTCGATATCAAGTAGAATTTCTTCGACCTGATTGATAATCGTATAGTGCAGGTAATTGAGGGAAGCGGGGGTTTCGGGGGTATCATTCTTGCCGCTGCACAAAGAACGAATTGCTTTGATATTGGAAAGCCACCGGGAAGCATCCGAGACAGTCAGGTATCCGTTTACATCCCAATCGGTTTTCACCGAAACAGATGCGTTCAAGATAGAAGCGATCTCTTGGATTCCACCTTCAATGCGGTTATAGTCCATGTAGCTCAGAGCGCCCTTCATGCCAGCGGCCCATTCTGCCTGCTCTTTCTCTGTCCACGTTCCTGCTTTTGCTTTCAATGCAAGCACCTTGACTTGCGCAACGTCATTATTGGTTCTGTCTGTAATCCACCTGGTCAACGAACATCAGCTCCTTCCAAGAGATACCCTTCGACCGTCCCGTGAAAACAGCCGGAATACTGATAAGAAAAGCTCGTAGTCAACAGTACAGAGGAATAGCCAAACTGGTGATGAACAAGAACATAGTCCAAAGCGTCAAAATGTGGGCTTGCACGATATTTCAATGTGACCTTGCGGCGGTTAGAAAGCACCTTGTATGCTTCTGTCAAAATATTCCTGCTCTGGCTGAGAACGCTTTGAGACAACATTTCATTGCTAACAGTCTGCGTTGCTCCGCTCTTTGTTGGGTTTTCTGGGTAAGAATACGTTTTGCTTGTAGTGCTCGAACCATCGGAAGATTTTACATCAATCGAACAAGTCACATTTTTCAAAGGGGAAGAGAACGCAATTTCAGGCCAGTTGAAGTTATTGACAATGTCGATTTCACCGGCAAGGTTTGCTTTTGCAGTGGAGATATCAGGAACGCGTCCAATTACAATCACACCTTCTCTGGTTTGATATGTTGCCATACCAGCTGCGTTAGCAACCATCTGCAAAATATCCGAGTCCTTATAATTGCTTTTGTCCTGACTTGTGATATCTGTGCTATAATTTTTCAGTTCATCGGAAATCTGAAACGTTGCCACGTTATCACTCAAAAGTTCCAACGCATCGTAGGCCATCTCATAAAGAGTGCCATACATTCTTCCTGTATAGTTGGAAACCATCAAATAGCCGAAAGCATCACGGGCCGTAAAACTAGCTTCAATGCTATTAGAAGGAACATTCCACTCAGACAAGAAGAACTTGCCACCAGTAATCCATTCGACCGTTCCGTCCAAGTCCATGCCGTATTCCACAGAGATAGGCTGGCGCTCATACAGGTATTTGTAAAGACCTTCCGGGTTGATCGGGTTCCACTTCTGCGTGCTGTTATCCACTGTAAAAGTAATGCTGTCATTCGGGAGTTGACCGCTGATCGGGTCTCTTGTGGAATCGTGCTTGTACGAAAAAATATCTTTCTTTTCAAACACAATGAACTGACCCAGCTTTATTTGCTCAACCCTTGCGCGACGATTTTCCAAACACCACGACAAGATTTGAATGGAAATGGAATCATAGTTTGCAATCTCCCAGTCAATGTCAGTGGTGATAGAGGAATTATCCGACACTGTTTTTGTGGATACGACTACGCTTCCAGAATAAGCGGTCAGCTTGAAGCTTGTCGGCCATTCATTGAACGTTGACGACCATGTGATGGTAATACCGGGAATAGTCACGGTATGAACTTTGCTAAACGAGAGCGTAATAATCGGGTGGTTTGAAGTTGAAACGCAATTTTCGCTAACATAACCAGCCTCCTGAGATTTTACGCTTCTATCAAGCAAGGTATAATTACCGTCCAAAACAGTGAAATTTAATTCACCGGTAGAATATTTCGTATAAGTATGTGCTTCACTGTCAACGATAGAAGATACATTGCTGAAGAACGTTTCGCCATTTGTGCTAGGAATCGCGTCTTCTTGCAAACCCGGTTCTGTAACGCCATAGGTGATGCGTACAAACATCTCCGGCACAAGCGTTTCGGAAAACTTGTCAAGCCACTTCTGAGAAGGTTGTACCATAGGCTATACCTCCACAAGCGCAATCGAGCAATCCGTCCAGCCCATCACATTACCGGTTTTAGGCCCGCGCCGCCACATACCAGATGTTCGGTCTGAAACGTACATCTGCCGCGTGTCGTATCCGGCCTTTGCCTGGTTATAAAAGCGAACGGTACAGTAAAATCGTGTCGTGAACAGGCTGAGAATAGTGGCCCACTGTTGTGCGGTAAGATAGTTCCACTTCAGGGACACCTTTGCTACATCATGCCGCACAACAGAGCCAACTACTTTACCTTGAACATTTCGTCCAGAATCCACGATGGTGCTAGTGGTCGCTTCGTAAGAAGAAGGTTCCGGCAAGTCTACGCCATTTACAGTTACCAGTGCTGGAATTGTCATAAACCGCCACCTCCTTAGTAGCTGTAAACTTCACTGCCCATCAAAGACTGTCCACGGGCGTTCTGCCGCTTCTCAACGGATGCTGTGATCTGCTTTCCGTCAAGGTAAATTTTGAGTTCCTTGCCACCGGTCAGCTCGTCACCATACCGCTGGAAGATATCGAGGAATGCGTTGTAAGTGCCATTGTAAACAGATTCACGCATTTCCTCTTCGTTGATGTTGACGTTTACACTTGTAGTGCCGCCATAAGAACCGGAGGATGTGCCGTTGTTTTTATCCCATTCTTTCGTTCCTGGGTAAGAACCATTTTTGTACTTTTCCAGCAGTTCCTTGTACTGCTGTTCGTAGTTGGTTGGGTCTTTGGAATCGTCAAAGCTGCTATTGGCCGCTTCTTGACGTTTGCGCTGGCTTTCTTTACGTTCATTTGCAACTTTGTCTGCCCAGTCGTACATTGGGTTAGAAACATAATCCATCTTGCTATGAAGAGGAACCTGATTCCATGCCCAAATTAAGGTGTTAATTGCATCCACAAAGCCCTGAACTGCCGTGCCAATAACGCGTAAAATGGTTTCAAAGACAATTGAAAAGAAATCGCCGATTCCATACCAAAGATTAGACAGGAACGAAGCGATGCTCTTGTTCTTATTGGCAAAATTGACAAGAGCGCCAACCAACATACCAATCAGGGAAATAACCAGCATAACAGGGTTTGCATCCATTGCAATGTTCAAACTTGTTTGAGCAGACGTTGCAGCCATAGCGGAAGGGACAAACTGGCTGATAAAACTAGAAGCCATGCCTGCAATGTTGTTCCAAACGCTGCTCAACCCCTGCGTCAACCACTGCAAGCTGTTATCGGCAATGGATTTGATTTGCTTTCGTTGCTCATCATCCATTGCATGATAGAAATAGGAAGCGGCCCATGTGCCGAGCTTTTCAAGGTCGCCGTTAGAAATCGCATCCCACAGAGTGCCAATGCTGCCAAAGAAATCAGATTGTAAACTCTGGTCAATCTGCTGCCACTGGGTGTCAAGACCGTTCAAGAACCCGGCAACGTAGTTGGTAGCCTGAGTAGAACCGGTGTTAATCAGTTCGTTGCCTTTCTCCTGCACAGCGGCTACAACGCCCTGCATAGATGTGGTGACGTAGGGGACAGCAGCAGTGATACCGTTTGCAAGGCCTTGGTCGACGTAGATACCAAATTGTTCAAATAGCTTGGAAGGGGAGTGGATATCAGTCTCAGTGGTGAACTTATCGATGACGGCTTTGGCAAGATTTGCAGCCGCTCCAGTTGCGTTGCTGATTCCGCTCTGAATGCCTTTTACAAGACCTTGCCAAACGTTTTTCCCAGCTTCATACATTTTTGATGGCAGAGAAGCGATTGCGTCTGCAACTGCGTTTACCATGTTTGCAGCAGCTTTTCCCGCTTCTGCTGCCCAATTTTCCACTCCATCCAAGAACCTCGTAAAAGATTCTCCGGCCGATTTGATATGGTCATCCAAATGAACAAACCAATCGATCACGCTTCCGATGTCGGAAATCAAATCTGCTAAGCCAAGAAGGGCATTAGCAATGAAGCCTTGATTCATTGAAACGTCAAGGCGCTCAGCCTCAGTTGGGCCTTTGCTAACCCAACGAACAAATGTCTCAATATCTGCAATCAGGTCAGCCAATCCAAGAAGAGCATTCGGGAACAAAGTTTTGTTCATCGTGACATCCAAACGCTCAGATTCGCTGATTCCGTCTTTAATCCAACGAATAAAATCAGAAATGCTATCCACAATTTGAGCAAATCCATCAACAAAGAAGGATGCCATGTTTCCAGCATCAATTCCAAGCTGTTGAAAAGCGCTATGCCAATCGGATTTTAAGCCAAAAGACTCTTTTTCGCTTTCGCTACCTAATCCGCGAATCGCAACAGAAACGGCTTCAAATCCGATAACGGCGAGACCAGCTACAGGATGACCGCTGATAATCAATCCAATTCCAATTAAGGTTAGAGCCAAATCTCCTAAATCCAAGTCCAACTTCTTTACGACTTGTCGGATTGTTTCAAATGCGTTAGAAGCGCTTTCTTTCCATTCATCAGGCAGAAGGTCGAGAATTTGCTGTGCGAGTATTTTAATGGATTCTTTTAAATGCTCAATGGATTGTCCAAGTTTTCCTTCAGTAAGAGAAATATTCCATCCCTGAGAGAATCCAAGTGCAGCAAGCTCAATAAGGTCTTTTATTCTTTGCAGACCGATTCTGAATTTCTCGCTGTTCTGATACAAGTCCACAAAACGCCATACAATTAGTGCCACAGTACCAGCAATTACAGCAAGTTCAGGGTTGACAAGCCCTAACTTCTTTCGTAATTCTCCAACAACCTGCCCCAATTTGTAAGCTAACCCGTGGACATTGTTTAACTGGCTAAAAAGAAAATCAGCAATTTTCCAAGCGGCAAATCCGGCTGCAACACCTGCAATGATTGGAAGAAGTTTTTTTACTTTTTCCTTGATTTCATCAATAGATGTGCCAACATAGTTCTTGAACATATCGTAGCCGGACAGGTCTACATCGCCCAAGATGTTGCCAGCAGCGCCAGCACCAGCACCAGAGCCAGAACTTCCCTGTGTGGGGTCAATGATGTTCAGCTCATCAAAACCCATCGTGTAGTCTTTGAGGGCTTTGGCAGCTTTCTTTGTCGAATCGGCTGTATCATCCATTGCGTCACCGATACCGCCAACGCTGTCAGCGCTCTTTGTGAAATCAGTGAACACGACCTTCACGCCCATCAGCTTTGCCACCCATTCAACAAACTCTCGAATGAGCTGTACGGCGGCAATCAGCGGGGGGAGAATGGATTTCAGGGCAGGGTAGAGCAGAGAGCCAACAGACTTCGCCAACATATCCAGCTGCGCTTTCAGAATTTTGATCTGGTTCGCAGGGCTTTGGATGGTCTGTGCAAGGTTGCCCTGTACGTTGGCAGTCTGCTTCATAATGGCAATGTAACGCAGAACCGCCTTATCTGCCTGAGACAGACTAGAAACCTGCTTGTTAAAACCCAAAGCAAGAAGCTCCTGCTGTAAGCGTGCCTGAGTCAGGTCAATGCCCAAACGGCGAATAGGCTCAATCTCGCCAGAGATTGCGGAGGACATTGCGGTAAAGGTCTCTGCAACGTCCTTGTTCCAATAGGAACCTTCGTCATAAGCAAGCTGAGTCAGGTTCTTGGACAGAACGTATGCTTTGTCGCTGGCCAGACCAAACGAAGTACCCAAGCTCTGAATGGTAGCCATGTAGGTCATCGCTTTGGTCGGGTCAACGCCAAGCAAACCCTGCATCTTGCTAATGAGCGTATCGGCTTCACCGCTCAAATTGCCCATAGCATTATGAAACAGGTCTGTTGCTTCATAGAAGTCGTTAAATTTCGCAACAGCGTTGCCAAGATAATCAGCAATGGCTTTCAGCGAGACCAGCTTTGCCATGTTCCGCATAAAGCCGTTCATCTGATGGGACAGGCTGAGATAGCTCTTGCGCTGCTTTTCGTTGGCAGCAGTCACACGGTTTGCCTGTGTCACAACTTTGCTCAACTGCGGGGGGAGCTTTGCAAAGGCGTTGCCTACTTTGTCAAGCTGAGATGCAAGGGGAGTAAGGGCAGTAGAAATCTTCTGGCAAGAGCTTGCAAAAGAATCAAGGTCTGTCGCTTTCAGCTTGTCGGTCAGGTCGGGAACCTTTCCGATCGCATTGAAAGCGCTGCCAAGAGCTTTAAGGTTCGATGCGTCCAGAATGGACAGAGGAGCCAAAGCGTTAGTGAGCTGAGTAATGCTTCCAGACATGGAGTAAAAGTCAACGCCGTTCAAGCCAGACACAGCCGCAGGAATCTTCTTGATCGCATTCACGACCGTGTTGATGCTCTTTACGCTTGCGGTCGGGTTAACGTTGGAAAGTCCATTTAGAAAGCTGGTGATTTTGTCCAGCCCGGACATTCCAGCGGATGCCTGTTTCAGCGTTGCAATAGAACCGGCCAGCCTGTCAAGGCTGTTCACAACCTTTGTGACGTTGCCTTTTGTCCGCAAATTAGAAATGGCGGTAGCGAGCTTGTCGATATTAAGCTCTGCACCCTGCGATTCCGCAGAAATCTCTACGGATAAGCTCGTAATATCAACATCAACCATCACTACCACCATCACTTTCCATCATAGAGAACATCATTCTCTTGATTCGCTCCTGCGCCTCAACTGCGCGTTGGTATTCATACTCGTCTTTCTCCTTTTGAGTAAGGGGAAGCGGTCTATCCATGTACTTGATGGGCTTAGACCCTTTCTTTCGGAACATATTGCCAACCGTAGAGGAAAGCGCAGATGCCATGTAAAAGCCATTTCTCCACGCTTCAGCGTTGGCTCTGCGCTCCCGTAGCTCCTCTGCGTCACGGTAGACCTTTGCCAGCCAGACATCGCCGTGCCAGAACTGGTCGTATGTCATGCCAATGGAGATGTAATAGGCTTCTACATCGTGGAACAGCTTGGAGAAGGAGAATGGCTCTCCCTCTCCGTCTGCTTCCTGAGATTGTGCGGTTACACAATCTCCCACGTTGCGTTTTTTGCGGTCTTGTCCTCAGTGTCAGTTGCCAGCAGGGACTTGGAAGCGTCCATGAACATCTCAAGCAGAATTCCCATCAGGTCTTCCTTCTCTTCGATGTGCTGGAACATCTCGTCAGTGACCTTGCGCCTGATGCCCTTGTTCCGAGCAATGAAAGCGCCGTAGAACAGGGCACGAGAGTTGGACAGCAGATTGGTCATCTGGGTATACTGGCCAATCTGAAAACCTGCACGCTCAGCAGCTTCCACGCTGTCACGAGTGAAGGTCAGCTCGTAAGTGTTCTTGCCATCGGGGGAATGAAAGTTGATAACCTTAGCAGCCATAATAAATGCTCTCCTTTATAAATAGGGGCAGAACCAAATCCGTTGTTCAGTTCTGCCCGGTTTGATTGATTCGATTTTTGCGGTTTAGCCGCCAGTGACAGTCAGGGTCTCGCTAAACTCAGGCTTCTTGGTGAAGATGCAGTTGATGGTCATTTCCACAACCTCGTCCACGCCAAAGCCGGACAAGCCAACCTGATGCATACCCTGCCAAGTGAAGCCGGAGCCGTCCTGCATCTTCAGGGCGTAGTACTTCACGGCGTTGCTCTCGGAAGTCTCATCATAGCCAGCGGTCTTGACCTTCGTATAGTCGGCCTTGTTGTAGTTGGCAGTAAAGGACTTGGTGTCGCTCTGGATGATGCCGAAGATGTTGACCTGCATGGGGTCAGACAAGGTGGTGGCATCCAGAAGGTTAGGCTCGGAGATCAGGTCGGGCACATCCTTGATGTCGCACAGCTTCGTCAGAGCGGTTGCGCTGTCGCCACAATACAGGGTGGTATTCAGACCGGAGATAGCAGTACTCATAGAATGTTTACCTCCTTAGTTTCGGTAAATCATTCCGTCCTCTCCGATTGTTGCCCCGTAGCTGCAATCAATCCGATAGACGGAATTGTTGTACAGCCCATTCAACGGGGCAAACGACTTGCGATAAAATTTAAGCGGTTCAAGAACAGAATCCACGATGCCAACGATGGAACGTGCTTCTGCAATGCGCCCGGTGTTCTTGTTAGAGTAGACCCGCACACGCAGGGAAACGGCGGCGTATTTGCTGTGACCGGCAGAATCAATGTGCACAGGAAGGTTGCTGTTTTCCTCTATCTGCACACACGGAAACTTCTTGACGTTGCTGTCATTGATTTCACCAGTGACGAAGATGCCGGGGATTTGCTTTCGCAATTCCTTAGCAACGGCCGTGAAAATAGAATTGAAATAATCAATCAACTATTCCAAACCTCCCTCCACGTTGCTTCGACTTGAGAAGCCATTTCCTCAACAGCCCCCCACATAGCCATAGCTGGCTCGTTGCCGCTTGTTATGACCAGTGTTCCTTTGTCTTTGTACATCACGGTGTTGGCATCATTGCCGGGGTCGCCGTAGTAACTCCAATGGTCACGCTTGCCGTTCCCTTTTCCGTAAGTGCCGTGTTCTCCAACACCAGCAGGAAGCTCGCCGCCATAAGCAGAATGTGCTACGCCAGTGCCAAACTCGATAAAGGCAACTGCCTCGCCTTCGGCAACGATGGTGCAGGTGTTATCTTTCTGATTGATGTGGCACTTCACATCGTTGGAGCCGGAGTATTTCGCATTGGCAAAACGTATCTTTGCGACTTCAAGACCTAGCCACGAAAGGCGAAAAGCAAGTGCTTTAGCCTTTTTGTTCAGGGTGGTTTTGTATTCCTGTATCTGACGTTCCGCATCACGAAGTCCGGCATCGCTCAACCTCACTTTAATTTTCACTTGCAGCCACCTCTTTCAGCGCATACTTCGTATCCGTGATATGCTCTGCGACCTTGACCACAATGTAATTGAAGGGCTTTGAAACGTCTGTCTGAAACCAGACGTGCGTGCCTTCATAAAGCGGTATGTTGCGCTTTTTGCTGGACGAGCTGACAACGTAGTTGTAATCCGTGAACGCGCCGAAAGGGTTTGCTTCCGCAGAACCAGTAGGGGGGCTGACGTTCAGCATCAGCTTTGCGGGGTCGCTCCACGTCTGCGATGTCTCACCAGTTTCGTTTCCCCATTCGTCCACAACAGGTGCTTTCTCGCCAACCGGGTTTGAATACCACAGCGGGCGTTTATCCAGTGGGCTTCCATTGAACATCAGCCGATAACACCTACTCTCGGAACCACTTCATTCAGCAGGGACTGCGCCACATCGGAGCTTTCCCACACACGAGTAATACCGTTGTTGGTGTAGCTCGTCTGTCCGTTTGCGCCGATGTGGTTGTACAGTTCCGCTGCAATGCGTATCTGCAACGACTGATACTGCAAGGGCAGCTCGTCCGGTCTGTTCCCGAAAGGGTAGCCCTGTGCAAATATCTTGTCTTTGGCGAAATCAAGCAGCAGGTCGAAGAGTGGGTAGTCCTCGTCCGTGATTTCACGGTCAAGTGCAGGGGCGATATACTGCCCCAGCTTGACTGCCGCTTCGGAATACTGGTCTCCCATGCTGCTTTCCTCCTTTCGCCTTAGTAAGCCTTGATGCAGTACACAGCGTCCATGCGCTCAAAGGACGGCAGGACGATTTCAGAAGCATAGACGTTGGCGTTGACCGGGTGAACAGTCAGCTCAGTGGTGATGGCAACGCCGGTGTTCACGATGGACACGGATGCGCCAGACTGACCGGACAGCAGGTCGGCTTCCTCAGGAGTAGTGCCGTACCAGACATTGCCCAGTGTGCCAGCAGGGGTAACGACCACCATGCCGTCAGGCAGATACTTCTCGCTTGCGCTGTACTGGTCTGCCTTGAACATCTTGTCATACAGATGGATGGTCAGGCCGGTTGCAGATTCGATAATCTGCCGTGCTTCGCTGTCCAGCAGAACGGCGTTTGCCTTTGCGGTGACAGTCATGAACCGATTCTTCACCTCGTCCGCAGCGATCATGTTGCGGAAGGTGGCAGTGTTCATGTACACCTCAGTCACGACCTCGCCCACGCTTGCCAGAACAGCATCCTTTGCGGCGTTCAGGTCGGCAATGGGGGTGGCGGTGGTGACGTTCCACTTAGACTTCGCAGCAGAGACTTCCTTGAAATTGGTGTTCTTCCAAGTGCCGTCCGGGTCGTAGTTGTAGGTGTAGTTCACGCCGTTTGCCTTGATGGTGATGCCGGGAACGCCATTGGCGGGAGCCAGCAGCTGCCAGATCATACGCTCCGGCACGATGCGCGCACCGGTGATAAGCTGTGCGGTATCGTCGTACAGGCGGTTCATCACGTCACGGGCATAGGGGTCGTTGCTGTCCAGAACACGCAGGATTTCCTGACGGTCTTTCTCGCCCAGATGGTAGCCCTCACGGAAGAACGGCATCTCGGTCTCATCGAACTTGAAACCTTCACGGGTACGGAACGTAGCCTTTGCATCAAATGCGCTGGGCATCAGGGACACGCCAACGCCCTTGTGACCACGCAGCCACTTCAGGTCGAGACCGGCCTTCTTCTTGGCGGGGAACAGCGCGTCAGATGCAAAAGGCATCGCGTTGGTGGGGTCGTTCGTCCAATAGGCGGCAATCGCAGCCGGGGCAAAGACTTCCTTAAGATTCAGTGCCATGTTGTTTTACCTCCTATTAAGCGTTCACGCTGATGTTGTCGCGGCAGAAGATGCCGGGGACGGCGGTCTTGAGTGCCTTGATTGCGTCAGCGTCAAAGGTGAAGCCGGAACTTGCAGCTGCTTTCTTGGTGTCGATAACGCCACGAATCAGCAGAGAAGCATTGGGGTTCTCGTTCGGGTCAACGTCATACAGCAAAATGCCATCGGCGTTGATGGTCTTTGCGCCAGTGTCGCCGGATGCGGTAGCTTTCGCGCCAGCCAGCGTCATGGGATAACCGGCTTTTACCACGTCAGTACCAGCAACGGTAAAGGGAATGGCGGTGTAGTCATTGGAAGCAAGGATGGTATCGTTGATTCCGTTGACCGTGTTTCGGGTAAACTTCATGTTTTCCTCCTTGTTAATGGAAAGCACTCATTGCGTCACTCGATGCCTTAGAAGTATTTGCGTTCTGCTGTGCAAGGCTCTTAGCAAACGCCACACCTTCGCTGTCAGAGCCGCCCTTGCCATCCGCACCCGGAGGTGTGGGCATATCCTTCAGCAGAGAAGCCTTGTATGCGGTGTCGTGAGCGGTCATAAACTCCGACTGGAACTTAAAGACCTTGTCCATGTCGCCGTCAGCCAGTGCAGACGCAGCCTTGTTGGCAAGTTCAGCGTCATAACCTTGTGCAACGAACTTCTCACGGTAAGATGCAAGGGTCTTTTCCTTAACGAGGTTTTCCTTGTCGGCAGTCAGGGCTTCAATCTGCTTCTGCATCTCTGCCAGCTTGTCAGCCTGTTCCTGTGCGGCATTCTCGTCATCGGTACGCTTTGCCTTGAGCTGCTTCTTGTACTCAGCAGCTTCGCCATTAGCTTTCGTCACGGCGTTACGCAACTTCTCAACCTCTGCACTAGGGTCTGCAACCTTTTCAAGCGCAGAAATGATTTCATCGGCAGTCATGCCCTCTTTGTAGGCATCACCAAGCAACACATTGAGTTTCATATCGTTAATTTCCTCCTGCGTTTTTTTACCGTTGCTTCCCTGCAACGCTGCGAAATTTGTATCCCGGCTTCCCTGCCGTGTTTATAGCAAAGGGTTATTCGCCCTCTGTTTCTTTATTGGTATCGGCAGACTGTTCATCTGCTATGTTCCAACATTTGTGCCGGTAACATCCCGTTTGGGCTGTTCATGTGGCTTCGGTGCTTTCCCGTCCTCGCCAAGCTTGCCAGCGGCAATCAGGAAGGGCTTGCTCATTTCGTAAGCAGCTTGTGGGTCAGGGAACAGGCCGGGCGTAGTGAACGCCAACTGCGGGTCAATGGTCTGCTGCAACATCTGTGCAAAAATCTGAACCTTGCTCTGCTGGTTATCGTACTGGCGGCGTGGCAGCTTGATATTGATGTCACTTGCCATCAGCTTAGAACCAGCCGTGTCACGCAGGATTTTCAGCATTACAGACAAGCTTTGGCGTTCAGCGTACTTGAACATATTCTCGTACTGCTGCGCCCTCGCTTCGGTGTGATTCCAGCCGTTGCGGACGATAACTGCACCCACGTTGTCGGACGTTGCGTTCTCACTGCCAGTGGCACTAGGCATGGCAGTCAGGCTACGGTACACGTTCAACATAGAATCAAGCAAGGTCTGGCTCTGCTGCTGGTCAAGCTCGTTTGCAATCTGCGAAACGGAGGCAGGCAAGCTGGTTGTAGATTTCAAGCACATTGCTCCAAGTTCTTTGACCTGCTTCAGTGCGTTATCATCCACAAGGCAGTTGGTAAACACCATGATGGACTGGATGAACTGCGCCACACCGTCCAAACGGTTGCTTTCAAGGTCGTTGATGGCATCAAGCACAGGGATAGCCGGTTCAAACAGACCCATCCGCTCAGGGTTCAGCTTGTATTCGACCATCGGCAGCATTCCAAGGGAGTGGTTCTCCGTTTTCGTAACCTTGCCGTTGTCGATTTCAAAGTACTGGTTTGGCGTATACACGCAAATCAGGTCGTTCAGGTCATTCTGATAATTGCGTGGGATGTGCAGCACGTTGGCGATGGGCTTGTGACCGATGCCGGAGTTATAAATCACATACGCCATGTCTGGGTCTGGAACATCCACCAGCAGGGGCGTTTCGTCAGGGTAGTTGCCGTTGTACCCCTTGTCAGGAAGAACAATGCGGTATCCCTGTCCGCACTCCAACATCCACTGCCAGAGCCGCCGATCAAGCGCATCCTTGCCCTCATACTGCAATGCGTTGGACAGGCGGGCGATTTCCTCGCCGTCACCAGTTGCCGTTTCAGACCGCACATAAGAGCAAGGAGTGCCGCTCATGTATCCCGTGTAGAAGCCCACGCACTCGTTGGCGTGGTTCTCTACAATACGGTTGGTGATTTCAGCGTGATACTCCTTCGTGCGGCTGAGGACAGGCTGACTGCCCAAGTAGTAGTTGTGCAAAAAGCGAATCTCGTTCTTGTTCAGCAGATGAATAGGCTCTGCCTTGCCCGTGACCACTTTCAGCACGTTTGTCCGATTGATTTCCGTCTCCGGCGTTTCAATCGGTCTACGTCCGGTCAGCGGCTTATTCAAGAAGCCGTCAACAACTATCTGATACTCAGCCATGCGCTCCTCCTTTCCGGCAAAATAAAAAGCGCAGCAAGACAAACCTGTTAAGGTCTATCTCACTGCGCTTACAACTGCGCTTCAAAAGCTATTTAGTTCTTAAACTTTGGTACGGAGACCCATGTATCTTTTGGAAGGTTGGAATCTCCAATTGTAATCCAATGGCAAAGAGGACACAGAAGGGAGAACTTGCCTTCCACTTCGCCAAGATAACGTCCGCAATCACACGGATTACCGTTTGCGTCTTTTCGAGGACGCTTGCATCTGACTTTTGCTACCATCTGTGCTCCTTTCGTTGAATTTCTGGAAACAGGCTGTTGAGCACAGACCTGTCAGAAGCTACTGGGAAACTGTTCGCACTTCCAGCCGTGCTATTTTCCGCCCTGGAAAACCTTCACAGTCTTTCTGTTTGCCGGACAGGCAATGGTTCAGGCTGCGATTCGGACGCGGAAGCCGGATTTGAACCAGCGACCTCTTGGTAACCAAGCGAGCTACCTGACTGCTCCACTCCGCGATAGACCCGGCTTGATTGGTTAACCGCTGCTCTTTGCAATGTCATGCCTAAACATCACATTGAGAGCCGGGAATAGCGGTGGAGGTTTTGGAGAATAAGTCCCATGCAAAGCTAGGTGGTTGGTTGTGCTGCGTAACGGAATCGAACCGTTGCTTGCCAGCCGTGGGGGAGACAGGCTGGCATTCCCCTAACAATTGGAAACGCAACATATAAAGTCCGGCGAAGGCGAAAGAGTAAGAAAACCTTCGCCGGTGAAAGGAGGAATATGCTTGTTGACACGCACGCGAGTAAAATGACAAAACCCCGCGTGCAAGCTATTCCTTTAAGGGAAGCTGCAAAACTTCCTGTGTACATTATAAGCCCTGTCAAGTAGTGAAATCAAATAAATAGACCCAGTGAACACAATATATTGTGTTTTTAATCAAAAAGGCCTCTTGACAGGCTCAATTTTGCTGATTCCGTTATACAATTCATCGGCAAGCTGTGCCAGACTGTCCGGTGCATCATCGTGCGGAACTTTGCCAAGCTGCGTGAACATCGTCACCTGTTCCATGAACGCCTTGTACTCTTTCGACTGGTGCTTTTCATCAAGGAAATAGAACCGTTTGATGTCCGGCGCATACTGGATGATTCTGGACAGCTTGCTTTGACCACTAGGCGCACGTTGGCTGCGGACAGAGCAGTGATAACCCTGCTGCCGAAGCTGGCTGTCTACCACGTCACAATATTCATCGCCGCCATTGTTGGCTTCGCCACGCACTACATTGATTTTGTGCTGGATGATTTTGCCCACGACTTCCGGTCTAGTCACGGTTTTATCGCCGTTATTGAACACAAGGTCTGGGATGAATACAGCGTCTCCATACACATAGGCGATAGGACAGGCCGTGAAGTCGCCGCCGCCCCATGCAATATCCATGACCATAAGCTTGCGATCAGGCTCTCCATCAGGCAAAACGCCGTTGAAATACCGCAGTTCATCAGCAGGGAACAGCAGACCTTCACGCACATAGGGCTTACCCATGTACTTTGCCCACCATGTTGCATCATCAATGCTGGCTTTCATATCGGCATAGTAGGCATCGTCAAATCCAACGCCATAGTCATAATTGAAGTTGCTGTGTCCGTTCTCGTCCACCGCAGGAATCACCCGGAAGCGGTACTTTGGGTTGTCTGCATACTGGTTCTGGATGCGTCCCAGAGGGTCAAGAACGTTCCAGCGCGTACCGACCATCAGCTCTAATGCGCCTTGCTTTTTGCGGTCTTTCAGCTGGTTCAGATAGGCATCGTACTTGTTATTCAGACGTTCAACGTTCAGACTTTCCTCCAAGTCCTCAATCAAGTCATCGCTGTACAGAACGCCACCCTCGCCGATTTCAACAGCACCAGTAAGCGTACCGCCAATAGAGCGACAAGTCAGGGTGGGAAAGCGCTTCTTTCGGTTCAGGTCAACGCTTTCATCCTTTGCGCTCTTGTCCACAAGCTGAACGTCAGGGAAGATTTTACCCCAGTTGTAGGTCACAGGGTCAGTGATGATAGACAGCACTTCGCCGTAGAAGCCGTTGGTCAGCTTGTCAGAGTGTCCGCTCATAACCGATGCAACATCAGGGCGGTTGCCCATCAGCCATGTGATGAAGAATATACAGAGGGTACTGTTATGAGTAGGAATTAGACGCTTACCAGCGCAGTACACGCCGCCCTCAACCTGAATGCAGTTGCCCTGCTTCGGCTCGATACGTTCAAACCCACAGAATGCCACGCGGCGAGGTTTGGAGAACTCCTTTAACTGTTTGCGAGGAACAACGCATGGGATAGGACAGGTGGGGTTAAAGGAAATGACATACACTACTTTTCTACCTTGAATGCCACTAGAAGAAAGACATGGTTCATGCTCGGAAACAGAGCAACGCCATCCAAACGTAGAAACCAATGTAATAAAATCGTCTTTTAAGCGAGATTCCGTTGTCGAAAAATCGTATCGGTGTTCTTTTGCTCTTAATGAGCCATCCGTGTCTAGCAGTCCAGCCAATAGCTCCATACGCTGTGAAATGCTAGCAGTGAAATATTCTTCTGGAATATGTTTGACGCATCTATGATACGAATAGCACATACCAACTTTTTGCAAATCAAATCTAAGCCCATCAAAACGGAAGTGCTCAACGCCTGTCGTTTTATGAACATCATGCCATTTTATAGAGTAACCATCGCTTATAACACGCTCTATTATGCACCTATCTTGTTTTGATTCATATAAAAGGCCATCTTGATTTGAACCATCGCCAAGCCACGCCCCCAATGTGTATGGAGGGACGGGAAGTTTTTTGTATTCTCCATCGACAAAATTCTTAAACAGCGCTTGATAGTAATACCGATGCTTTCTCGTGTTTTCAACGCCTGTTTGGTAATCGGGTATCATCTGTTTGGTCTCGATTACATCGAATCTGTTCTTGTGCCGGTTATAAACAGGCCATTCGTGATTTTCATGGCAATCAATGTAAGTGCCATCAGTAAAATGGCAGCGCACGTCAAGCTGGCACTTAGGCGAAACAGCCAGCACCTTTACAAACTGGCCTTTTGGGCTGATAACTTCATCACCGACTTGTAAATCGCCGTGATTCTTCCAGCCGTTTCGTGTAAGAATTGGCGTATCATCGCTCAAAGCCTTGCCTGTTCGAGGCGGTTGGCTAACCCCCAAGAACTCTATCTTGTGGTTAAACAAATCTTCCAAATCACGAACCAGCGTCAAAAGCACCCTGCGTCTCGGCTGATAGAACTTCTTCTCCGGCGCACGATTCCATTCAAGGTAGATGCAATAGCTGTCGAACACGTCCTTTGCTTCAAACAGGTACGTCCGACCGATAATGTCATAGACCTTCGCCACGTCCTCGCCTGTTTTCATCTTGCCCATCATGGCTACACAGACAGAGCGCAGCTCACCAGAGTACTTGTAGGCATCAAACCGCTTGTCTTGCGGCAGGGCATTTCTTAGGTTCACCACCGCCTGAAACCAGTCCTCATAGACCTGTGCTTCGGACGGATTCTGCTTTGCATACGCTTTGATACTGTCAATGATGGCGATACACTGCTTTGGCTGCATAAAAAAATAGGCACCCCCTACCTGAAAATGTAAAGAGTGCCTACAACTGCACAAAAATCAAATATTCGGTTTTATAATGCTGTTTTGGAAAATTATTTGCCAAAATTCATTTTAACGGACGGAATGTATGGTTTATTTAACTTCTTCTGCAAGCTGGTTGAGCCTGCGTTTCAGCTCGTCCGCATCGTAGTACAAAGCGTCTGCGATGGCATTGAGAATATCGGGCTTGTCGGTGTAATCGCACAACGTTTCAATTACTTTCAAGCTCTGCTCTGACAATTTTACGGTTTTCATGTCACTTTTCCTTTCTCGTTTGGTTTTATTCTAAGTTGCGAACGCTGTCAACTGAAAACGCCAGCTAGCACAATGCTAATCAGCCCTGCAACAACGCTGGTCAGAACGCCGCAAGCAAATCCTATCCCACGTTCTTTCCACTGTTCAATCTTTTCCAGCTTGTGGATTTTCTTGTAGTTCCTTGCACGTTCCAACAGCCAGAATGCTGTGTGCTGTGTGTCACCCCAGCGTATCAACCAATCGTTGGCGAGGGATTCAAGAACGAACTGTCCCGTAAATTCCAGCTTGTCTTGCAGGGCTTTTACAGAATAGAATCCATTCGGAAGGTCAGGCTCATAGGCGTTTAGCGTGTCGATCAGGTGCTTCATGTTGTCACTAAGTATCACAGAACGCACCTCGCAACCACAACTACGATGAAGAACCCGGTAAGCAGTCCAACGACCGCCCCTGCAAGCCAATCATACGAGTTCCTGTTGTTCCACTTATCCATAGGTTCTTTCTCCTTTCACCTGTTCTGTTCAGCAATCCGATACCATGTTTGGCGGGTCACGCCAAGCTGTTTGGCAGCGTCCGTGACCGTGAGAATGCGCTTCTCCACCTGTTCATGGAGAACGTCAAAGAGGTTTCGGTCATACTCGGTGGGTTTGCGGCCTTCCCTGTAATCGGGTCGCTGACTGGCAATCTTCTTGCCCTCTCTGGTGCGTTCAACAATCATGTCACGCTCAAACTGGGCAAACACAAGGAACATACCTCTCATAGCCCTACTAGCAGGGGTGTTGTCCATCACGCCAAGATTCAGCACGTTCACTCTGATTCCTTTTTCAATCCATGAATCAATCAGTTCATACCCACCGACAAGGCTTCTGGCAACACGATCTAGCTTTGTCACAACGATTGTATCGCCGCTCTGAACTTCCGCTTCCAGCTTGTCCAGTTCCTTGCGTTCCATTTTAGTGCCGGTATATACCTCTTTGAAAATCTTGGTTGCACCAGCAGCCTTGAGGGCTTCTTCCTGCGATTCAAGGCTGTTGCCGTCAATCGCCTGACCAGCGGAACTGACACGAGCGTAACCGTAAATCATCCGGGTTCACCGTCCTTTTCAAAGCGTGGATTTTTCCTTAAGTTCTTTTGCTTTTCGAACAAAATAATCGTTCTTGAATTCTTCCAGCCCATCATCAACCAAGTAGCAGCCGTCTTTTACAGGTTCATCACTTTTCGGCTCGATTACAACACGATAACCAAGCAACCAGCAAAATTTCACGAGAGTTTTAACCGAAAGGCCATTTCCCCTCAATCTTTCAGTCACGCAAGAAGGACGTTCCTGCCCAAGTTCGTTTGCCCACCAAGCCCAAGTCTTGTGCGGGTTTCCGGCTCTAGCGTAATCTATCAACTCTTTGACAATTTTATTGCTTTGCATACAGGCATCCTCTCTTTCTTGATGCCATTGTAACACTTTTTAATGTAACTGTCAACACTTTTTAGTGTAAGCCAAATTAGCTCTATGCTTATATATTATATAAATATACTCTAGTATGTATTTATACATACTAGAGTAGTATAAGGGCGTTTACTTAGTTAATCACAATCAGGTAGAAAATTTTCTATAATAAGGAGTAATTTTGTCAAACTTCATTTCCGTAAAATTTTTGGTCTTGACAAGCATATTTTCACGCTTTATACTTGTTTCAGCGAAAGCGAGGTGATAAGCTTGGCAAGACGAGCAGAAACCTCGGAACGTGATAAGCTGCGCATGATAAGCACCCGACTCACAGAGAGCCAGATCGCAAACATGGAGAGCAGCGCAAAAGCATTGGGTATCTCAAAGGTCGATGTTATCCGCATGGGTATCGAGTGGGTAGCATCCTACGTTGAGAACATCAAGGCATAAAAAAATAAGCTACCAGCCGCAACCACCACGAAGCCACTGATAGCTTATCCACATCACGAAACGAGAACCTGCAACCACCAAGGGGGCAGTCTCCCTTTTCGGAATCTATTATACCAAAAAGGGCTGCTCTCCGCAAGAGTTAGGA